ATGGAAATTACAGTATCAAAAACAGCTTTATCAGATAAGCTAAAATCAGTCGGGCGAATTATACAGCCTAAAAACTCATTACCTGCCTATGATAACTTTTTGTTTGTTATAGATGAATTTGGAGTCATTCTAGTAACCGCAGGTGAAGAAGGTGGACGCATCTCTACAAACATAGATGGTACCGCAGACTTCACCAATTACACTTTCATGGCTAATGCAAAAACATTACTTGACGGACTAAAAGAGATTCCCGAACAACCTTTGATTATATCCATTCTTGAAAAGGAATTGATTGTCAAGTATGCAAACGGTAAGTTCTCAATACCTATTGAGAAAGGAGATCAATACCCATCTATGAGTACGGATGATACCGCCAGCCCATTTCTTGTATCAGGCAATGATTTATTATACGGAATAAGGCAAGTTTTGATCTGTAGTGCCAATGATGAACTCCGTCCGGTACTGAATGGTGTCTATTTTGATATCGGTTTAGATTCAATGTCTTTTGTTGCAACTGATGGCACTCGCCTAGCGATGATTGAGAATCCGTCTCCTTACACACGAAAAGAGCGGGCGGCTTTCATCCTACCAAGCAAGTTTGCTAAAGTACTTTCTAACATTGTTCCGGAAGATTGCATGGAAGTAGAAATCTCGGTAAACAAGACCAATATTTTAATTGAATTTGATTCATACCGGTTAATCTGTCGTATGATCGAAGGCCGATTCCCTAATTATCGTGCTGTTATCCCTCAAAAACAACCTAATCGTGCAGTATTAAAGAAGACTGATATAGTATCAGCTCTAAAACGTGTATCTGTCTTCTGTTCCGAATCCTCATCCTTGGTGGTACTCAAGTTTGATTCTACTTCTCTTAAAATTGAAGCTCATGATTTAGACTTTTCTAAATCAGCAGAAGAAACGATCACCCTGCAGTCAGGCTGTAATATTGAAATTGGTTTTAAGAGCAGCTTCTTAATAGAAATGATAAATAACATTCCTTCGGAAGATATTACTATCAGCATGAGTGATCCATCAAAAGCCTCAATCTTTACCCGCTGTGATGAAAAAGTTCGTAGCTTGACTTATCTATTAATGCCTTTATCAATTAATTATTAATACTATGGGAAAAGAACATCAATCACCTAAACAGGTTATTCAATCATATTTAGAAGAGCGAGCAAAGTGTGACCCTCTCTTTGCTACCTCCTATGCAAAGCCAAATAAGAAAATAGATGAATGCTACGACTATATCATAAGCCAGGCAAAAAAACGTGGTGGTAGTGTTGTATGTATGTCTGATGATGAAGTATTCGGATTAGCAGTTCATTACTACGATGAAGATGATATCAAAGTTAGTAAGCAAACCAATTATAAGGTATCAGCTGGAAATGTGAAAAAAGAAGCATCTACAGAACAACCAGAAATTAAAAAGCCTGCTTCTGCCCCTAATAAGCGTAAAGGGATGAAAAAGCAAATACCTTCCGGACAATTTTTATTATTTGAAGACTTATGAAGCCAAGAACGAAATTACAGCTTAGAGTAGCAGGTTTAAGTAGCCAGCTACCTAATATTGAGAATATGATGATTGACTGGGCTAAAAGCGATTGTTTAAAACATATAGGATATGCAACCAAGACACGCGTTATATGCATGGAATGCGGGCAGCGCTTCTCTCCGGAACCTGTAAAGCGTAAGCGTGCTATTTGTCCTCATTGTGGTGCATCCTTGAAGATAGAACAGTCAAGGAAGCGTACAGACAAACAATCGATGTTTATTGCCAAAGCAGAAATTTGTGAAGAATTCCAAGTTATCCGAAGTTTTGAATTGATTGCTTACTATCAGGCAGAAGCGAATCCTCGTTATTTTATTCGTGAGATACTGCAACATTGGATAAAAGATGATGGCAACCGAGAGGTAGTAGCTCGTGCTAACAATACGGGATATTGTGGATGGTGTGGAGATTTGGAGATACGTAATAAAGTTGTTGGATCATATTATTACAGTTGTAGTAATGATGTTTATTGTGAACGCTATCATCCAGCCTCCGTCTTTAGACCTAAGTATATTCAAATGGGTATAGATTGTAAATTACGCGGTATGTCATTTCTTACTGCCACCATTACAATTCCCCATTTTCCCAAGGCTGAAACACTTCTAAAGGCAAGACGTTATGAATTAATAGATTATTTCGAGGGACACCGTTACAAGATTGATATGTATTGGCCGTCTATTAAAATTTGCCTTCGAAATAAATATCGGATTAAGGATGTTTCCATGTGGTTTGATTATCTGAAACTACTTGAACATTATCGTAAGGATCTGCATAACGCCCATTACGTTTGTCCTAAGAATCTAAAAAAAGCCCATGACTTGTATGTGGCGAGAAAGAAACGTGATGATGAAAAAGAACGCAAGGCTAAAGAAATGCAACAATTGCTTAAACTCAAGAAGGATGCAGAGAATTATATCAAAGAAAAATCGAAGTTCTTTGACCTAAAAATGTCTGATGGTAAAATAGTCGTAGTACCGCTCAAAAGTCTTGAAGAGTTTCAACAAGAAGGTAAAATCATGCACCATTGCGTCTTTACAAATAAATATTATAAAGAAAAGGATTCACTCATTCTTTCTGCTCGAATCGGCAAGAAACATATTGAGACCGTAGAGGTCAATTTAAAGACATTCAGTATTGTTCAGTCCCGTGGAGCCTGCAATAGTAATACCGAGTACCATAACCGTATTATCGGACTCGTGAAAAAGAATATGAACTTAATACGTCAGAAACTGACGGCATAGCATACAATGACCTATATAGATTATATAAACCAATTTTGGAAGATGAATCGAAGTGTAGAATTCAGCCCGAACGAAGTCTTTTTGTACTTCTATCTCTTGAATGAGTGCAATATTCGGGGTTGGCAGAATCCGTTTGAACATCCCAACAAGACTATCGTCCTCGCAACCGGTATATCAGAGAAGACCGTCATTGAAGTTAGGAACAGATTGCAGCAAAAAGGTTTAATAACTTTCGAATCGGGTAAAAAGAATGCAAAATCGCCAGTTTATTACTTACTTGACGAAAGTAAAACGGTAAGTAAAGAGGTAAGTAAAACGGTAAGTAAAAGGGTAAGTAAAACGGTTAACATTAAAGATAAGACTAAAGACAATAAGACAATATCTCCCTTACGCGTGGGAGATCTGTTTCCGGCTGATAGTTTTTTCGACAAGTCTTTGGACGACTGTTATACTGAACTGAAATCAAATCGGTCATGGGCGGAAACAGTAACGATGAATACTCGTTCTTCCGGCAACCCTGATTTCACGCTAGAAACCTTTTATGGGTATCTGGAGAAGTTCTTTATGAAATTGCAAAATGAAGGAGAAACGGCGAAGTCGCCTAAGGATGCGATGTCTCACTTTGCCCGATGGCTGACATTTGAACTTAAAAACAAGAAAGATGAACGGAGAATTAATAAAAACAGGACTGCAGGTGGTGCTAAGACCGTCGCAAATAGTCCAGGAGACAATAGTAACCCCAAAGGAGTTAACTCCGATACAACAGGCCTTACAGACTGGATCGACAGCCTCTCAATTGGTCGCTGAATGGAGTGGGACAATCGCGCAGTTAAACTGTAATGTCGCATTATATGACGTGGCTAATGCAGAGCATATACCTACTCTAGCAGACGTAAACAGGAGCTTTAGCAACTCAACATCGATAGAGATCATTACCGAGCATTTGAAATCTGTATTGAGATATGCCGGTGTTGAATTGACTAATGCCCAGCTAGCGGAAACAGCCTTGTCGATACTATCCAGCTACTGGTACCTGAATTTAGCCGAGTTATGTATTTTCTTCTCCCAGTTAAAGAATGGCAGTCGCGGACAGTTCGTTTGGGGATCGAAGATCAACAATCAAGCTATCATGGTAGCACTTGCCGATTTTTGCAAAGACAGACGCCGTGAGATTGAGCATAGAGAAAATGAACTTGTACGAAAAAAGGCTGAAACTGGCTATGCGCGTAACGAGAACTTGATTAAAGATATCGTTACGGGAGTTCAAAATACCAGAAGAGAACGAGAAAAAGCAAAACAGGATTTCAAGGCCTTCTGTGAGCTATTTCCATATCTGCCTGATAAGTATGAGCCCAAGGTACTTTGGAAAGCATGGGGAGGCAATAAAGAGGCTCTACGTAAGATTTACGGTGAAAGTACTCCTCCCCCTGATGTAACCGAAATGGATATCGGGATGTATTTGTGTAATTACAACATTGCCAAGGGTAAAGAGTTGGAAAAATAAATGCGGCCGGCGTACCACCACCGACCGCTTTCATAAGTATAAAGCTTTGTATTGCTATTAGGAACAGCAAATATATAAAATCTTTGTGCTTATGGCAAGTGAAGCAGTAAATAATTACATAACTAAACGCTACGAACGCTGGCTTGATTACTCTTTGTATCATTGTGGGCTTGCTGGTATTTCAGACGAAGCAACAGACGTCTTGAATGAGGTCATTTGTTCGCTCCTTCAAAAGAAAAGCAGGTTACTGGATAAATTACTTGAGACAAAGAAAAATGGCTATACAGAGCTTGATTTCTTTGTTTTGAAGATGATAAAGTTGAACGCATCCTCTCCTACTTCACAGTATAGGAGTAGATACAAGCCCCTGCCTGTGGATGATAATGTAGATTATTCCAGGCTAGATATTGAGGATATTTCAGATGAATCAGAAGATCGAAACGCTGAAATATTAGACAAGCTGCACATAGTAAGGGAAACATTCGAAAGTCTAAACCTTGGTACGACAGCTACCCGCGTTTTTGAGTATCGTTTCTTCCAGGATGGCAATTTCTCTGAATGGGAAGGTCCAGAGACATTGAAGCAGCTATATGAGATATATAACGGAGTGCAAGAACTTATTAGAAAGAAAATAGCCGGGGAGTCTATATTTTAGTGAAAATTCCTTGGTCATGGAAGAAAATGTAGAAATTAAGATTGATCCCCGGAACTATCGTATCCATGGGGATGAAAACAAGCGGCTTATCCACAAAAGCCTGGTTGAATGTGGAGCCGGTCGATCCGTATTGGCCGACCGTGACAATGTGTTAATCGCTGGAAATAGCGTGTATGAGGAAGCTCAAAAGTTAGGACTCAAAGTGCGTATTGTTGAGTCTGACGGTACCGAGCTTATTGTTATTAAGCGCAAAGACCTATCTACGGAAGATGAAAAGAGAAAACTGCTAGCTCTAGCAGATAATCATACTTCCGATACTTCTGAATTCGATTGGAAGTTAGTGATAGAAAACTTCTCGCCTGATGTATTGAATGATTGGGAGTTTTCAGTAGACGAGATCGAACTTTCGACTGATATCCATAATTCTGACGATGAGAAAGATAATAATCTTTATACAAAAAAAATAGTATCTCCAATCTACACACCGACTGGCAATAAACCTGCAATATCAGAACTCTATAATCTTGAAACTTACAATTGTCTGATGAAACAAATTCAGGAGTGTAATTTAGACAAGCAGACTAAAGATTTTCTTCAGATTGCAGCTTCAAGGCACATTGTTTTCGATTATGGAAAAATTGCTGAATTTTATGCTCATTCAAACAACATCATTCAAAATTTAATGGAAAATTCAGCTCTTGTCATTATAGATTTTAATAAAGCTATTGAACTAGGATATGTTTGTTTAAAGAAAGAATTGTCAGACTCATATTTGGAGGATTATAGCAATGATGAAAAATAATAGCTTCGTTGCATTGATACTTACACATGGGCGTCCAGACAATGTACATACAGTAAAAACATTACGGAAATGTGGATATACAGGTGATATTATCATAGTATTAGATAATGAAGATCCGAAGATAGATCGTTATCGCAAAAACTACGAGAACATATATGTATTCGACAAAAAAGAAATAGCATCAGAAACAGATGAGGGTGATAACTTCAATGATCGTCGAGCTATTATTTATGCGAGAAATGCTTCTTTTGAAATAGCAAAAGAAAAAGGCTACCAATATTTTATTGAGTTAGATGATGATTATACGGAATTCTCATACACTTATAATCAATATGGTGAAATGAAGCAGAAAAACATTATCAATCTTGATAAAGTACTTGATGCTCTAATTGATTTCAAAAATAAAACAGGTGCTTTAGCTGTTGCATTAGCTCAAAGAGGAGATTTTATCGGAGGAAAGCAGAATAATATAGTTCGTGGTGAATTACTTAAACGGAAAGCAATGAACTCATTTATTTGTGATACAAACATGCCTTTCAAGTTTTTTGGTAAAATTAATGAAGATGTAAACACCTACACTTTACTAGGAAGTAGAGGAAATTTGTTTTTTCAGATTCCACATGTTTCTTTGAATCAAGTAACAACTCAACAATCAAATGGCGGGATGACTGATATATATTTGGATAGTGGGACTTATGTTAAGTCTTTCTACACAATTATGTATGCTCCTTCTTGTACAAAGATACGCCCAATGGGAAGTGTATATAGACGCCTACACCATAGTATTAATTGGAATAATGCTGTTCCTAAAGTAATTCCAGAGAACTGTAAAAAGTAGCCCCTATTTATATTTTAATTTGAAGATTATCCAAGCTAAGGCAAGAGTTATCACAATTTGTTAGTTATTGTTAGTTTATGACAGAGAAGAAGAATCCGGCCGAGAAGAAAAAAAGAGGGCGTAAATCAGAGTACAGAATAGAGTTCTCCGATCAGGCCTTAAAGCTTTGTTTGTTGGGTGCAACGGATAAAGAGCTAGCCGAATTCTTCTCTGTTTCCGAACAAACATTGAACAAATGGAAAAAGGACTATCCCGAATTTCTTGAGTCCCTAAAAAAAGGAAAGAATATTGCAGATGCGAACGTTGCATCTCGGCTATATAATCGTGCTATCGGTTATTCCTGTAAGGCAACAAAATTTGCAACAACCGAAGGAAGAATAACAGACTCAAAAGAATATATTGAGCATTACCCACCTGATACGACAGCTGCTATTTTTTGGTTGAAGAACCGGCAGCCGGAGAAATGGAGAGACAAAAAAGAAGTTGATGCAAATGTGAACCTTGGTGATGAACTGGAAGGATTGAGTGACGAACAACTACAGGCTATAATTGATGGCAAAGAAGAAGAGTAAAAGACAAATATTGATTCGTAAAGCAAAGGCTGCTACCATACTCCGCAAACGAATATCAAAGAAAGACTTTTGGGCGTTCTGTTTGTACTATGATCCGAAGTTTTTCTCTAAACGTCTGTTCCTAAAGAAGGTCGCAGAAGCGTTCATGCGTGTGTATGAATCATATTCTGCTGGTATAATCTACCGTCTTGCTGTCAGCATGCCGCCGCGTGCCGGTAAGTCTTATATATCATCTCTTTTCATAGCTTGGATGTACGGTCACTTTCCGGAAGAATCCGTAATGCGTAATTGTTGTTCTGATACTCTATACAACAAACTTTCGTATGATACCCGTGATATAGTTAAGTCGAAACGATATAAAGAGATATTCCCTGATATTCATCTGAAAGGTGATAAACAGAATGTGAAGAGCTGGAATGTAGAAGGTGCTCGGCAGGTGTCTTATTTTGGTGGTGGTGTTGGTGGCACCGTGATCGGCTTCGGTGCATCTATGCTCGCCATGACCGACGACTTATACAAGAGCCTGGAAGATGCGTTGTCTGATAATAACAATGAGAAAGTATGGTCTTGGAAACAAGGTACACACGATTCACGTATTGAGGGAAGCTGCTGTATGATTGATATTGGTACTCGCTGGTCCTCTAGTGATGTCCTCGGACGTATGGAAGAAGCCGGCAAGTATAATGAAATCATCCGGATCGCAGCTCTCGATGAAAACGATGAAACTTTTTGCGCTGATGTACATACTACGGAATATTACCAGGAACTACGTTCTGAAACCGACGAAAGTATTTGGATGGCCGAATATATGCAGGAACCGTTCGAGGCCAAAGGGTTACTATTCCCCAAATCGTCTCTCATGCGCTTCAAACTAGCCGATATTGCAGGAAAGAAACCTGATGGGACACTCGGATCTTGTGATACAGCCGATAAAGGTGATGATGATTTCTGCGCACCATTCGCAAAGGTATTCGGACCGAGATATTTCATTACCGACGTTCTTTTCACAAAGGATCCTGTTGAAGTTACAGAACCGCGCCTGGCACAGATGGTTATTGATACAGAGTGCGATCAGCTACGCATTGAATCAAACAATGGCGGGCGTATATTTGCTATCAATGTACGCAAACTTGTTACAGCTAAAAAGAAATCGTGTGTTATTCAAGCCCGGCCAACAACCCAGCACAAAGAAACGCGTATCATAATGAAAGCCGGCTGGATAAAGAAACATTGTGCTTTTCTTGATGAAACAGAATATTCTAAAGGATCAGACTACGGTCGTTTCATGAAGGCGTTTACCAGTTACAAGCGTGAAGGAGATAACTCACATGATGATGCGCCGGATGGCATGACAATACTTGCAGAGTTTGTCGAATCACTTGGATTGAAGTTTAAAAAGACTACCCGTAAAGTTGGACGTGGGTAATTCTCGTTTTCATTATTAACAAAAAAGTGTTGTTATTACATCATATAGCCATTCAATCGTTGAGTATCTTTTAGCTTGTTCTTTATACATCCAATATTTTAATCGAATCAATAGATACAGAGTGACTATGCCTAATTTTTTTCTCTTGTTATTTTTTCTACAAAACATAATATACCGAATTTAAAATTAATTCGATATTGCTCTGCCTCGCTCTGCGAAAATACAAAATGATTCAGCCTATATCCGAGAAAACACCTATGAATTTTGAGAAATGTTATCTTACCGCTTCAGGAAATACTTCTAGGGCGTATATTTTAAGAAAAAAGTATATGCCAGACATTAAGGATATTCTGAAAAATGAAGATTTCGGTAGCATAGTAGGTGATTTATGCGTTGATACCCGTGAAAATCGTAATCCTCGTGAGTATATGGAGGAATACAATGGAGACAGAACCCGTCGTAAAGAATCAGTTGGGTATCGGGACCCTAAAAAGATTGCTGTATATTCAGATACAGAAGTAGAAGTTGACCCCGAAACAGGAGCCGAAAAGCCCAAAAAGCTTGAAGATAAGACAGTAGATGTTGCAAAAGTCATTACCAATCTGCCAAAGAAAATTGTCCGCACTTCTGTTGCCTTTCTGTTTGGTGGAGAAATGACAATAACAGCCGAAGATCCGAACGATGGATTCAGCGAGTTCAAAAAAGTCTATAAGCGTAAGCTCAAGATGCAGTCTGTATTGAAAGAGTTTGCCCGTAAAGTTCTATCCGAAACTAAAGCAGCCATTGTATTCTATCCTGTTACCCGGGACGATGGAAAAAGCCAGCTAAAGGTCAAGATCCTCTCTACTCCTAAAGATAGCAATACCGAATGTGAATTCTTTCCACATTTCGACGAGGACGATGATATGGACGGTTTTCTCTATAAATACAATGCAGAAGTCAATGGCCGTACTTGTGAATGCGTGAAGATATACACGAAAGAAGTTATCTATTCAGGGATAATGGATGGCATCTGGAAAGTGAAAAAGACAAAGAATCGTTTTGGCAAAATTCCGGTAGTATATGCCGAAGTTGATTGCCCTGATTGGGAAGATGTTGCCAACTTGATAGATAAAAAGGAAATGAGGCTTTCCCGTCTATCTGACACCAATGATTATTTCTCTGAACCTATACTGAAGACTTACGGACTCGCTAACCTCCCAAGTAAAGAAACTGTTGGCAAAGAACTAAACTTTACTATGGAAGTAGATGCGGATACCGGTACGTCGTATCACGGTGACGCCGATTACTTGGCGTGGCAACAGTCTTGTGAATCCGTTACACTTGAACTTAACCAACTCGACGATTCAATACATTCCGGAGCTTCTAGCCCTGACCTATCTATGAGTAAGTTAATGGGACTTGGCAACCTTAGTGGTACTTCCCGCCGTTTTATGATGATTGACGCAGAAATTAAAGCCAGCGAACAGATGGAAATATTCGGTCCTGCTGTTCAACGAACAGTAGCAATCGTCCAAGCAGGAATGGCAAATATTACACATACAAAATATGCATCACAGCTAAATGACAACTACATTGAGGTAGAGTTTGGTAGTATTCTCCCACAGGATTTGGCGGAAGAACTCAAGAACCTTGAAACTGCTTCTCAATTCAATAGTAAAGAGACGATTATTAAAAATTCGCCCTATACAGATGATGTGGAAGCGGAACTGAATCGTAAGAAGAATGATGAGAAAGAGACTGCACAGAATAATTCACTCATTGGAGCAACTTTCTAAGCCATGCCCGGACTTTCTTTCTACGACAAACAGCACATACAGAAAGTTGCTGCACAGCAGGCCGTAATAGCCAATATCTTTAATCAGTTTATACTTTCTGTTTCCCCGTATCTCCGTAAATGGTCTGATGCGGGGAAAAACAATGTATGGATAAGCAATCAGGGAATAGAGAGTGCGGTTGATCGGGAACTACTAAACCTTGAATCAATGTTATATGCTAATATTTCCGCATTCCAAAAGGATAGCTGGGAACGAGCAGAGAGGAAGAATGATGATTTTATTTCCCTGTTCATCAAGGGAATGTCTATTTCTAGCGCAACTAAGGATGGAATGTTTACTCATAGTCTATCTGCATTTGAAGCTCTAAAAAATGATATAGACGCTAACGGATTCAAATTATCTGATAGGATCTGGAATATTACACAGCAGACGAAATCGCAACTCGAATTCTATCTTGATAGCGGCGTAGTTGCCGGACGTAATTCAAACGGAATCAGTAGTGATATACGGCAAATTTTGCAAAATCCCCAAAAACGCTTTCGCAGGATCCGGAATGAGAAAGGCGAATTAGTTTTGTCTCAACCGATGAAAGATTACCACCCAGGACAAGGCGTTTATCGTTCTGCATATAAGAACGCTCTCCGGACATCTGCAACAACTACGAACACAGCTTATCGTAGTGCAGACTATGAACGTTGGAGTAAACAGGATTTTATACTAGGAATTGAGATACAGCGTTCGGCCAATAATCGCGGACCGTGTAAGATCTGTGATGCGATGATTGGAAAATATCCGAAAACGTTCAAATTTACAGGCTTTCATCCTTTTTGTATCTGTTTTGCTACTCCTATCACCATGGAACCGGAAGACTTTGCTGATTTCTTGCTGAATGACACAGTTCCGCAAGGTCAAACTATTACGGATATTCCCCAAGCGGCAAAGGATTTTGTCAGCGAGAATAAGGATGGATTTCAATCGGCTTTCTGGTATAAGGATAACTTTACCAATGATGGAGGACTACAAAGAGAAATAGTTTCCCAACCTATTACGAATGAAGTTATAAAGGTTTCTAAACCTAAACGTATCAAGACTGATGCTGAAATTACAGATATTAAACAAAAATGGAATGAACGAAAACTCTATAACAAAATAACCAACACAGAGAATGAAATACGCCTGAATAAAAGCTTTGAAACAGGAGTCTTATTTGACAAGAATGGTAATGTTGTAATCGATAAGCGCGGAGCCAAATATAGTGTTGAGTTTACGGATGAAGAATGTGCGAAGATGAAGGATTGCATTTTTACACATAATCACCCAAGAGGCTGGCAAGAGCCAGAAAAGAGTTTGGGACGAATTGGCAACTCATTCAGTCCGGCTGATATGTATCTTGCAATAGACCATAATGTATCAGAAATGAGAGCTGTAACACCTAATTATACATTCGCTATGAAACGTCCCGAAGAAGGATGGGGAATTACAATTAGTAAATTCGAAAAGCTAGTGAATCGGGAGAATAACAAACTAAGAGCAGAGTTTACTGCTAGAATCAATAATAATACACTATCCCCAACAATGGCTTCAGTGGTCCATTATCATATATTATGGAAACGGATATCCGAAAAAATGGGATGGAGTTATACAAAAGCGAAAACTCGTTAATTGAATTCTTTTAGGAAGACGAACTCCCCTTTTTGGTCGCTTTCTCTTTTGTCATGTACCTGTGAACCATCAAGGTATTTAACAGGAATACCATTAGGGTATGCCGGGCATTTTAATTTATCAAAATTAAAGTGCTTGCATTGTGTACACTTAGATATATACACATTGTAATATTCATGTCTATCTTCTATATAATCCATTCTACGCTTTAACTTAATTACAAATGTATGCATTTGATTCTGAAATAAAATATATAAGCAGGAAAAATTTACTCCCAATATATTTTAAGGAAAAAAGTATGAAGATTTTAGCAACCATCAAAGCAGCTTTGAAAAAAGCTGGAATTCCTGAAAAGTATGCGGCCAAGGTGCAAGCTCTTTTCGACATCGAAAGTGAAGAGAATCTGGATAACTATATTGGGCTATTCAAGGATAATATTCTTCCGGACTTGGTATCAAATGAACAAGGCAGTCAAGCCAGTATTGATGCTGCTATTGCCGCTTATGAGAAAAAACACGGTTTGAAGGATGGAAAACCTATTGAGACAACTAAGACTAAAAAAACAAAGAAGCCGAAAGATGACGAAGAAGATGAAGACGAGGACGAAGATCTCGAAGGCTTGCCTGCTTCTGTTGTTAAGTTGTTGAAAGCCCAGCAGAAACAGATTTCCGAGTTGGCTGCATCTGTCTCTACTGTCGCTACAACAGTCACTACTTCTACGAAGCAGGCATCTGCTAAAGCATTGTTTGCAGATTCTAAACTCCCTGCAAAATGGTTCAATCGTATTGATGTCAATTCTGAAACTTCTGTTGAAGACCAGATTAAAGAGCTTCAAGAAGAATTTGCCGAAATCAAACAATCTGTTATTGATGATGAAGTCGCCGGTGGTGATTACAAGCCTAATTCCTATAAGCCCAAAGAACGTACCGAACAGGAATGGTTAAAGTTAATGGAGGATGAGGAAAGCTCTGATAATGGCACTGCTAGCCTTGGTCTGGAAGAATAATTATTAATATTAAAAGCTATGTTCAGAAAAAAACAAAGTGAATTTCAGTATGCTCCTGGTATCGAAAAGATTATCGAGGACATTCAGGGCGGTGGTACTATTGCCCGCGCGGAACTGAAGGGAATCATCGACGAGCTTCCTCCGCTTGTAATTGTGGGTAAAGATGCTAATGGCCTTTACCATGTTGTTAAAACCGGAAAAGTTACTGCTGTCGCGGCTGCCGATGCTGTTGCTATTCAAATCGCAAAGAATCATGTGTTTAAAGTTGGGGAAGCTGTTACAATCGGTGGTGCTTTAACCGGAGCTTCTGATGTAATCTCTGCAATTGACAAAACCAATGCAGCTTATGACACAATAACTCTTTCTGGAGCTATTGGAGCCGCAAAGATTAATGATGTCTTAGTCCTTGTTACTGCTAAAGCTGCTGCCAAAGCTGCAAAGTTCAAGTATACCCCGGAGGTTATCACTATGAACAAGGTTGATGTGACTGTAGCTAACCAGCAGTCAGGCCTCTTGGTGCGTGGTACTGTTAATGAAGCAGTAATGCCCTACCCTGTTGACGACGCTATTAAAGCATTGCTCCGTTTTATCCGTTTTGTCTAATCCATTAAAATAAATGATATATGGAAAGAAGTTTAATTAAACAAGTGAACCGTAAGAACATGGGAGCACGACTTAACTCACGTAAGGTTAAGCCGGTATTCTTCCCTAATTTCTTTGGTGTAAAGCAGAAGAACTCTCTGAAATGGGAAACTCTTACTGGCGAGAAAGGTGCACCGGTTATCGCTGACGTTATTTCATTCGATTCTTCCGCACCGCAAAAGAAACGTGAAGTTATCGGCAAGATGTCAGGTGATATCCCTAAGACTGCCGTAAAACGCGGTATGAACGAAAGTGACTGGAACGAATACCAGCAACTTAGCCGGGATTGTGAAGGTGATGCAGACTTGAAATCAATTCTGGACCTTGCTTTTAAAGATCAAGACTTCGTATATAACGCTGTTCGTGGTCGTTTCGAATGGTGGTGTATGCAATTGATGTCTAAAGGTGGCTTCATTCTCAATTCAAGCAATAACAATGGCATTGTTACTGAAGAATTTGTAGGCTGTGGTATGCCTAACGAAAATAAGAAGGTATCTACTGTAGATTGGTCCAAGTCTTCAACAGCCGACGGCTTGCAGGATATTGAGGACACTGTGGTTGCTGCTTCTGCCGAAGGTGTCACTATCAAATACGTAGTAATGCGCAAAGACAGATTTGCTCTATTGAAGAAGCAAAAGGCTGTTATTGAAAAGGTAAAAGGCTGGATCAATCAGAAAGAAAAACTGACTATCTCCAAAAAGGTTATCAATGAATACCTTGCTGCCCAAGAGAATACGGAAGGTGTCCAGATTGTTCTTGTAGGTCCGTCTGTTCGTATTGAGAATGCCGCTCATCAACGTACTACTGTAAATCCATGGGAGTCCGCTAATATTTGTTTCCTGGAAGATTTACAGTGTGGCGACATTCAGCATGGTCCTATCGCAGCGGAACATTCTGTTGAATACAAGAAGAAAGCTACAACGCTGAAAAAAGACTTTGTTTTCATCAGCAAGTGGTCTGAACTGGAACCGTTCAAGGAGTGGACTAAAGCGGAAGCCAACGCAATTCCGGTAATTAATGATCCTGATGCAATGTACATCATGAAAACTGATGGCCAAGCATGGGAAGGAAGTGAAGATACTGAAAAAACAGATGAAGAGTAAACTATATGGCAACAATCAGAGAAACAATACTAGAATATCCTTCTATTGAGGATATGGAAAGCTTCTTAGATAAGGTAGTCTTCGTTAAGCGGGGCATCAACCCCGAAGCAGAATGTACTACTGAAAACATGAAGCAAGTTGGTCTTTGTGTCGCTGATACGTACGCCATGTTAGTAAACTCACAGGATTTCAGTGAGAATAAGCTTTCTATCACTCATCCCCGTTCTTTCTATATTCAGACTGCAAAGCAACTGTACATAGAGAACGGGGAGCCGGAGAAAGCTGCTAAACTTGGGAAACGAATCATTATCAAAGGGAGAGCTGGTAACAGATGGTAAAACGGTATCCACATACAGCAATAGTTACTATTGAGGCTAACGGGCACTTAGTTAATGGTGAATGGGTTCCTGGGAAACCGGTTGAAATATCTGTCCCCGGACGCTACGACCCGGTAAGCGATGGAAGAATTGTTTTAAAACACAATTCGGCTGGTGATGAAACACAGGTACATGGCTATTTCTACTCCAAAATGCAACCGCCGGCAGATAGTAAGTTTTTGCGTTTGAAAGTTGCATCAAAGGGTATTGATGTACCGGTTATCTGTTGGGAACCTTATCAATCACATTCAATTATCAACGTATGAAAAATGGCATGACTCCCCTATTCACCTTTGATGAAATGGAACGCTGGTTCGACCATTTTCAAAGTAAAGCAGAAGATAAGATGCTTGTTTTCCTGCAAGCAGGAGGTGAAAAGTTTATCGAAGTAGCCCGCCGGAGTGGCTCATATAAAGACCAGACTGGTAATCTTCGTTCCTCTATCGGATATATAATAGCTAAAGACGGTGAAGTGGTTACAGAGAACTTCAAAGAAGGAGACAAAGGTACTGACAAGACCACCGGTAAGTACAAAGGTCGTAGGCTTGCAGAAGAAGTCTCACTGTCGTATACTGGTGGTTATGTGTTGGTCGGCGTTGCAGGAATGGAATATGCGGCAGCCGTGGAAGCTAAAGGGTATGAAGTCGTTTCAGGTGCGAACGTTCAATGTGAGAAATATCTAAGGGAGACATTGAAATCTGTTTTTAGTAAAATTTGAATATGGATGAATTTGACGCTGTAGATATAGTTTATAATGCTGTGGCCGCTGCGGGCACCGATGTTATGATTTACAAGGACAAATCGGAAGCAGGCTTGACCAATGAACATATCGTTATCAATCATCTGCAATTGAATGAACTTGACTTTATCAATAAAGTGCCTGTTAACATCAATATCTTCGTACCTTGGAGTGATGAGAATGGTATGTTAAAACGTCAACGAATGAAAGAATTAAAGCGTAAGGTGCGGAAGTCGCTTGATTCAATCAATAGTAATGACGGTGTATGTAAAGAAGTGACAGTTCTCTGGAGTGTTCCAATGCCGGACTTGAAAGAGAAATTCGCTTGTACTAATATTAGATTAGAAATTTTAATAGATCAATAATTATGGCAGGAGAAGTAAGACCTATCGCTATGGGCGTAGGTAAAATTAAATTTGGAACAGTCGGTGACGGCGTTCCCGGTGCAGATCTCAAAGATTATCCCCTTCCGACCAAAGGAAGTGTTGCATTCAACTTTGCAGATCCCAAAGAAGTAAAAATTGAAGTGGAAGGCAGTGAAGAACCTTTTTATGTTGAACTTGTGAAAGATACGACAGATTATGTCGAGTTCTCCATCCCTACTCCATCAAATGAGGTTCTCAAAGAACTGGCAGGCGGTGAAGTAGATACAACAGGCGGAAAAAACATCTGGAAAAAGCCTCTTAATACTCCTTCTATTTCAAAAACGTTCCAGTGCGAAACATTACCTAAAAACGGTAAGAAGGTCGTTTATACCATCGTGAATGGTAAGATCGCCTCAAAGATTTCGCAGGCTCCCGGATCAGAACAAGCAGAGTTGTTGCTTGTTCGTGTATATATGCAAGCTGCTGTTACTGTAGACGGTAAGAGACAGACCGCTTTTATGCGCGAAGTAGTTACTATTGCCGAAGGCGGAGAAGCCCCAGCTAATGCAGCGAATGTCGAAAGCGGAGAAGCTGCTCCAAGTGGTGCGAAAAAATAATTAACGGTCCTGTATAGCTTAAGTTGGTTAGAGCGCTACATTTATTAAGTAGAGACCGGCGGTTCGATTCCGTCTACAGGAACAAACTATTGAAGGATGGAGCTGAAAGTATTGAAGGTTAGTTGCAAATAACCGGAAGTATTGCCCGGAAGTACAACGGGCTAGGCTCCTTGAGGAAATTATGAGTATAAAGAACTTATTTCAGCAAGAATCGGAATCTGTAACGGAGCAGCCTGTCAAGATTCCATTTGATTTTACTAACCGAGATTCTATTCCAAAAGGAAAGGATCCCGGTGATTGTATTGTAATAAAGCCTATCACTGTCCGGACATGGTTTAGAATTCGTCCGCTTCTCCTTGAAATTGAAAAGGAAGATATTGATAAAATGATTGTGAAAGATGGTGAGCTGAATGCTGATTTTCCAGAATTGATGAATAAATATGGAGGACTACTTCTCGATGTCGTTTGCCTGGGCATTCATAACAAGCCTAGTGATCCGCCGGCATGGTTTAAAAAAGCCCTCATTGACAATACGACATGGGAGGATATACGCATATTATTCAATGCAATCATATATCGCATAGGGTATCACCCTTTTTGTACCTCTATCACGATGCTTCGGAACGTGAGCCCGCTACGAGAGACGGAGATAATAGCCGCTCGGAAGAATCTGCAAAGCTGGAAGGATATAACCAAAGCAGATTCTTAGTTATTGCAAAAGAAGCCCTAGGATTAACGTTTAATCAGACGTTGGATAGTAGCTATGGATTAATAGAGATATTGCTTCAGGAGTACTCATTTGTGATGAAACAGCGTAATAAAACGACTGACGAAGACGGAAATGTTGAAGGACGAGATTATGAGTGGGTAGAACTTCCATCTTTTGATGACCCTAGTAAGACAGTCAGGATAAAGAAATATAACGATATTGCTGGAAAGGTCAAACGATAAGGTAATTTGCCATTGTGTTTATATATTAGGTTAACTGTTTTTTTATAAATTGGTTTAGAGTATGTTTTCTAGTCCCTTGTATCTGTGAAGATATGGGGGATTATTTTTTAATCTCCTGAAGCTTCTGATTGAGAGATGCATTATCCCGCTGTAGATTCTCAATCAATCTTTTCTGATAAGCGAGCATCCCTTCAATTCTTCCTTCATCCTTGCCCTTCTTGTAAGCAGCATTAATTTCTTCTTCTGTGTAGTTCCTTTTATTCGCTACAGATACGTTCTCATTTTCCTTGGTCATGGCGCTAATGAATAGTAATTTATATATTATAGAAAAAGGCTATCTCTCCCCTATTCTTTCCGACCAAGGAACATAATCTATTGCAACGCATTAGGATTATGTAGCAAAGGGAATTGATAGCCTATATTGTGGTATAGTAGGCGAATCAACTCCCTAATACGTTGAAATAAAAATCGTTCCTTGGTCTTAGAACACTGAAAAGATGCTTATTCTTCTCGAAATAGCCAAATTTTACCTCCTCTTTATATTTTAAGAATAAATGCTATATGGGTATTCAGAATAAAGATGGTGCGTTATATTTCGCTACAGGTATAGATAATTCAGGGCTATATTCCGGGCGTCAAGAAGCGATGGGAATCATAAAGGCAATGGCCGGTGAAATTACCGCTTTTGATGTATTCGGAGGGATTGGCATTAGTGCGGGAATCGCTTTTACTCAAGCAGCCAAAGAAGCATATAACTTCGAAAAGCAGTTCCAGCAAAGCATGAAAGAAGTTGCTACTCTTTCAAGCGGGATAAAAGGCAGTCTTACCGATTTTATGAATAGCGTTATTGATATGACTAGAGAGGTTCCAGTCGGAGCCGTAGAGTCAGCGAAAGCACTATATCAGATTGTATCTGCAGGACATGATGGAGCGGATGCTATGAATATTCTAAAAGTATCTGCTAAGGCTGCTATCGGCGGCGTTACAGAAACGGCTACTTCGGCAGATGCTATCACTACAATTCTTAATGCATATAAAAAAGGAGCTTCTGAAGCAGAATCTGTTTCTGATATGTTATTTACCACAGCCAAGCTTGGTAAAACTACAATGGGAGAACTTGGAAAGAGTATTGCTCAAGCTGCTCCCATTGCCTCGTCCTTCGGTATTGATATTGAAGACGTGCTAGCAGCTGTCGTATCAATAACCAAACAAGGTGTTCCAACAGCCGAAGCGATGACTAAAATACGTGCGGCAATTATGGGAACGGCTAACCATTTAGGTGATGCAGCCTTTTCCGGACGTTCTTTCCAGGAAGCATTACAGCTGATCTATAACGAAGCAAACGGAAGTACTACAAAAATGAAAGAATTATTGGGTACCGACGAAGCTTTACAGGCTGCACTAATGATAACCGGACAAAATGCAGTAGGTGCTGCGTCCGATCTGGAACAAATGAAAAATGCAACAGGTGCCGCAGAAGCTGCTTTTATAGAAATGTCCTCATCAGCCGAGAATCAAATGAAGCTTCTTGGTAATAATATAACAGCTGCCCTTCGCCCGTTAGGAAAAGAAATCTTAAAGGAAATATCCAGTGCAGCGCAATCTATGAATGAAGCCTTTGCTGACGGAAGCGCTCAAGAAGCATTGAAAGAAATAGGAGCATTAATAGTTGTTGTTACGACTGCCCTTGCAGGATACAAAGGCAGTATTCTTGCTGTAAGTACTGCTAAGCAAGTATATGCAACGGTAACAGCAATTGTAAATCGACAGCGTGCTATTGAGGCCGCTGATTTAGTCCTAAAGAAAGGCTTGTACGCTATTGAGGCAACAATGATTGCAAAGAATACATCTTCTCGTATCTTATTGACAAAAGCCCTCAAAGCTCAAACTATTGCACAACTAAAAAATGCTGCTGCAATGTTAACTAATCCTTATGTATTAGCAGCTGCCGCATTTGCAGGGCTTGGGTATGCAATTTACAAATGTGCTACAGCAGAATCTGTCTCCGAAAGAGCTATAAGAAAGCATAATGCTGCTATGGAGACTCAAAAAAAACATTTTGATGAATTGAAAAATAAGGCAGAAAGTCTTGTCAATATTATAAGAGATGAAACATCCAGTCAATTTGATAAATTAAGTGCATACAAACAACTTCAATCTATAATGCCAAATGTTTTAAAAAATCTTGATTTAGAGAAGATTAAAACAATGGAACTCCATGATATTTTAAAACTACTCAACAAAGATAAAAATGAGCAATATGTAATGGGGATTAAGGTTAGAGCTGTTATGAAGCAAGAAGAACTTGATGCAGCTACCGCTGAATGGCAAAAGGCTATCGATGAAGCTGAAAAAAATAGAAAAGATGGTATTGAAGATCCAGGATTAAGTATAAGAATTGGACGATTAGCCAAAAAGAAGAATGAAGCTGCAGAGTCTGCCCGTCTTGCAAAAGAAGAAGTAGAGAAAATAAATGAAATTCAGAAGAAAGCAAAGGAAGAACAAAAGAAAGAAGAAGAAAAAGCTGCCATTCAAAATAAAGCCTTTTGGACAAAACAAAAAGAAGATGCTACTAAAGCATTGGAATCAATCGCTTCAGCACAAAAGAAGCAAATGGATGCCGGAAAGTTCAAAGGGATAGATTCTGCTGTGGTAAAGTCTTATAAAGAAAATGTCAAGAAGCTAAAGGAGGCTGAAAAAGAATTAAAAGTCTATGATTCATCTTCCAAGAAGGATGACCAAGCGAAAAAGCTACGTGAAGAACAGGAGAAATATAAACTCCTGCTAGATAAGCAGAATAGAGAGCAACAGCGTATGAAAGAAGACTCTGCAAACCAACTAGAGCAGCTTGAAATAAATAAGCTTAAAGAGAGCAGTGAAAAGGTTCTAAAACAAAGGGAACTCAATCATAAACTAGAATTACAGGCTATCGATCGCGAAGCTGAAGACAAAAAGTTAAAAGTGATTGAAGATGCTCGTTCCTCCTTTGATGCTAATCCTGACAATAAAGATAAAATCTTCAATGCATCAGTATATGTCAAGTCAGAGCCAGTAAAGAAACAGTTTGATGCATTTGATAAAGTTGCTAATGAAAAAAAGGAAACTACAGATTTAAAGTACAATCGTGGGGATGATTTAGCTGATTTGCTGAATCAGTATCAAGACTATACGGACCAACGCCTTGCTATTGAACGAAAATTCAACGAAGATATTGCCACCTTGCAGGAACAACGAAAACAAGCAGTAAAGAATGGAGATACAGAACAGGTTGAACAAATTGATCGGTCTATTGCTCAAGCAACAAAGAACAAGGGAATGGAATTGATGGGCCTGGATTACGATAAGTTGAAAGAGTCTCCGGAGTATGTTCGTGCATTTGAAAATCTGAAAGAAACGTCTTCTGAAACTCTTAATTCTCTGCTTACTCAATTAGAGAATGCAAAGAGTACGGCTGCCAAAGTTCTTTCTCCGGACCAGCTTCGCGAATATACTAGTACTATTCAATCAATTATGGATGAATTGGATTCACGTAACCCGTTTCAATCATTATCTGACAAGAAGAAAGAACTAGCAGAAGCAGAGGAAGAGTTAGCTAATGCGCAAATTGAATTAGAAAATGCTAAACAGACTCAAGAAGCTGTAAAAGGTGGTGCTAAGATTGAAAATGGTGTCAAGTCCTCTAAATTCAACGAAAAGACTGGTAAAATTGATTCCACAAAAGCTTATCTGACCGAGGCACAGGCTTTGGATAAAGTAAAAGAAAAGACTTCGAGATACAATGAGGCGAAAGATAAGGTGGTACAGAAGGATGCTAAGGTAAAGAAAGCAGAGAAAGATGTAAAAGCACAGTTAGATGAATTATCAGACGCATTAACTGATGTTGGAAAATCAATCGGTGGACCGGCTGGTGAAATTATCTCATTGATTGGTGAAATAGGGACCTTTGCATTGACTGCTATGAGTGGTGTTGAAATGGCAGCAGATACATCGGCTAACGCTATCAGTACAGTTGAGAAGGCATCTGTTATTCTTGCTGTTATTAGTGCCGTTATACAGGTAGCAACAAAGATTTTCAGTATGTTCACTAAGGACGATACGACAGAAAAATACGAGAAAGCGAAAGAAACGTATGAATCCTATATTAATATTCTTGATCGGATAATTGAGAAACAGCTGGAGTTAGCGGAGACCTTGACAGGAGATACCGCAAACGCTGTTTATGAAGCTGCTATTGCCAATATCAAAGAACAAAGCGCAAATGCCCGAGTACTGGGGCAACAATACTTAAATTCTGGTGCTTCTGGAAAGTCACACTCAAAGGGTTATGATGAAGTAGATGATATGTCCGGTGAAGGTTGGAAACAAGCTGCAGAGGCATTAGGCATGTCCGTAAAGGAATTTAAAAAGAAAATGGGTGGTCGTATGACTGGATTATTTGATTTGACCGATGAGCAACTTGCGGAACTTCAGGAACATGCCGGTATCTTCTGGTCTCAACTTGATTCAGACACGCAGAAATTTGCAGATCAAATCGCAAATGGTGTCGGACAGGTAGCGGAGGTGCTGGAACAGCAAATAGCTGATACCACGCTTCTTGATTACAGCTCTCTTCGTTCAGACTTTCAGGACTTGCTTAATGATATGGACGCCGATTCTGCTGACTTCGCTGATAACTTCGAGGAATATATGAAGAATGCCATCGTAAATTCTATGCTTAAAGAAGAATTCATGGACAGCTTAATGGCTTGGAGAGAAAAACTTAACAATGCTATGGATGACGGTGTGACTGAAGATGAGTATAATGCACTGAAGGCAGAAGGGCAACAGCTCTCTAATGAAATGAAAGCAAAACGAGATGCAATGGCAGAAATGTTCGGCTGGAATGATAACGACGATGAGCGTGAGGCATCAAAGAAAGGATTTGCTTCAATGTCGCAAGATTCAGCCAACAAACTAGATGGAAGCTTTGCTGTAATGACTTCGCATACTTATTCTATAAATGAGGAAGTTAAGAGTATTAATTCAGGAACAGAGAAAATAGCAGAGAAACTGTCATATCTAATAAATATGGATAAGAATATGGCTGAAATGCTTCGGGGTAATGATACTATTGTTTCCCATTTATCGGATATCTCCAATTACACATCTAACCTTGTGGAAATAAGAGAGTTCATGTACGCTGTAAAGCTGGGAATAGACACGTTAAACACTAAAGGTATAACATTAAAGCGATGAAAGAGCAATTATTGATTGACGGAATAGAGGCATATACCAGCTTGGGTATATGTATTACAAAGGGAAGTTATAATAACCTGGTAGCATTTCCAACCATGAAGGAACCGGACAAGAATGATTGGCCGGAAGAAGACGGACAGGAATTTGATCTTTCTAGTCCTACATTGGATACGGCTGAAGTAAGCATTGAGTTTGCATATATAGGCAGTTTGGGTATTGGTGGACTGATTGATATACTTTCTGACTTGAGTTATCATGAATTTTACTTTCCCTTAATCGGCAGGAGTTATAAGTTACGTCTGTCTTCCCAAAGCAGCTATGTTATTAATCCGGGCCTTGAAGTTGCTAAATTTATTTTTAGTAACGACTTCCCCCGAGAAGTCGATTACGAATACCAGGAGCCCGTAAATGAGCTTCCAATGCCTAAAGGTTACGAGATTGATGACAAAGACTTATCCGATTATGGCGTAGTCGTATTGCAAGGTAGCAATGCTGAAATACTAAAGGCTCCGACGGTAAAAAAGAACCTATTACAGAATTTCAAGCGTCAAGACGGGGCAATCTACGATGGTGAAGTTGTGAAATTCCAAACCAAAGAAGTATCTCTCAAATGCCTGATGCGGACCGGGACAATTGAAGCATTCTGGCGTAATCGCGATGCCCTACTCTATGATTTAACACGGCTATCCGCTAAGACAGATGATGAAGGATATGAGTATTCCGATGCGGAACGTATATTTTATTGTGATGAATGGAGTGAAAGCTATCCCTGCTATTATAAGAGTTGTCAGACGAATGATTTCATGCTAAATAACGGTGTATGGTGGGAGTTCACTTTGAAACTCGTATTTACCAGCTTCCGGATCGGAGAAACGGAGTTCTTGCTTTCATCCGAAGCGGGCGAATTTATCATAACAGAGGACGGAGAGTTTTATATAGATTTAAATTGATTTGCTATGCCATTAAAGAAGAAAAAAATATCAGAACTGAACGAAGCCAGCGACATGAAAGGCTTCTTCACTATCGGCTACCGAGTAATCAACGGAGTTAAGACTAGCCTTAAATTTGGTTTAGAGAAGATTCAAACTGCCTTGGATAATATGCTCAAGGCTACGAGTGATGCAAAAACAGCTACTACCGATATGCGGCAATTAGAAGCAACTGTTGAAAGCAATGAATCAGCCCGTGAAACAGCCGAATCCCGTCGTAATGCTTCCGAACAATCCAGGCAGACAGCCGAAACGAATCGTTCCCGTGAAGAGCAAGCCCGGGAAGCTGCTGAATCAGTGCGTATCACTAATGAGAATGCACGTAAGACCGCTGAAACAGGACGATCTACTGCGGAAACTGCACGGGATAATGCAGAAAAGAAACGTGCTACCGCTGAAGGTACACGAGAAGCTAACGAGCAGGTTAGAAAAGATTCCGAAACAGGAAGAGGAACAGCAGAAGCCGAGAGAGTAGCTTCCGAATCAGCACGTAAATCTGCCGAAACTTCCCGTGTGTCCGAAGAAGATAAAAGAAAGACTTCCGAAACAGAACGCGTTACGGCTGAAACCGGACGTTCCTCTGCCGAGAATATAAGAAAGCAAAATGAAGATGCGCGTAAGTCGGAAGAAGCGGCCCGCGTAACTGCTGAAGGTAAACGGGTAATTGCTGAATCCGGACGTGTTGATACAGAAAATAAACGTGTCTCGGATGAACAAACACGTAAAAGCAATGAAGATGCACGTAAGACCGCTGAAACAGGTCGTTCTTCTGCTGAATCGGAACGTGTGAAGGAAGAAGATAAACGGAAAACCGCTGAAACAGGTCGTTCTACCGCTGAATCTACCCGTGTTTCTGCCGAGGATAAGCGGAAAACAGATGAAGCGACAAGAGAAACAAATGAAACCTCGCGTGTGGCTGCCGAATCTAACCGTGTTACCGTCGAATCCGAACGTGTATCTGCCGAAGCAGCCCGCAAGTCAGCGGAGACAGGCCGGGTATCAGAAGAAAACAAGAGAAAGGCTGCTGAAACTTCCCGCGCTACGTCTGAAACTTCCCGTTCGTCAGAAGAAGATAAGAGAAAGCAGAATGAAGATGAGCGTAAAACCGCTGAAGGTACTCGCGGATCAAATGAGACTAAGCGTGTAAATGCCGAAACGGAGCGTGTCGAAGCAGAGTCTCAACGCAAGTCAGAGTATGCCGGTATTGTGCAGGAAATGACGCAAGCAACAGAAGAAGCCACCGGACAGATTGCTCTTGTCAAGCAATTAACAGATGATGCGAATGCAGCTAAGAATGCATCTGTTGAGCAGACGGCTCTTGCAAAGAAAGCTACAGATGCGGCTAATACTGCGGCTGGTAGTGTTAATGCAGCTAAAGATGCGGCTAATACTGCGGCTGCAGGGGCCAATGCTGCCAAAGCTGAATCAGAAGCTCAAACCGCCTTAGCGAAGAAAGCGACAGATGAAGCAAATACAGCCAAGGATGCATCTGTTATACAAACAGGGTTAGCAAAGAAAGCCACTGACGATGCGAACGCTGCTGCATTGGCGGCTAACAATGCGGTTTCAGGAGTTGACGCAAAAGTGAAAGCTGCAGTTGATGCACTCGTTGCCGGTGCTCCGGATGCTCTCGATACACTTATTGAATTGGCGAATGCCCTTAACAATGATCCTAACTTTGCCACGACGATGGCAACAGAGCTAGGAAAGAAACTTAATATTTCTGATATTGTTAATAATCTGACAAGTGGTGGAACTGCCAAGGCCCTTTCCGCAGAACAGGGAAAGGCATTGAAAGCAGCTTTGGACTCCCATAACCATGATAGTAGATATGAACTGATTATCACTAAACTTACAGCTTTTAATAAAGATTTTGGGACTAGTGCTGGGACTGTATGCGAGGGTAACGACGCCCGGTTAAGCAATGCAAGAACTCCGTTAGCTCACACGCATAAGAAAGCGGATATTAGCGACTTCCCAACCTCGATGCCGGCAAGCGATGTACCTGCATGGGCGAAAGCAGCTTCTAAGCCAGCCTATACAGCAAGCGAAGTCGGAGCGTCTCCGTCAGGTCACAATCATGCTGGTACATACGAACCTGCATTTACTAAAAACTCTGCTTTTAATAAGAATTTTGGTAGTGCGGAAGGAACCGTATGCGAGGGAAATGATGCCCGGCTAAGTGATACACGTGTACCAAAAGCGCATACTCACAAGAAGTCTGAAATAAGTGATTTCCCAACTTCTATGCCCGCCAGTGACGTGTCAGCATGGGCGAAGGCGGCAAATAAACCATCCTATACAGCTTCTGAAGTTGGTGCATCCCCGTCGAATCATACTCATACAGGGGTCTATCAACCAGCAGGAAGTTATGCAGCGAGTTCGCATAAACACGGAGCAACGGATATAACTCCTGATAGTACTCACCGCTTTGTTACCGATACAGAAAAAGAGACCTGGAACAGTAAGGCTGCAGGTAATCATAACCACGATTCTGTATATCAACCTAAAGGTAGTTATGCGGCTTCATCACATAAGCATACAGCAACAGATATTACGGACGATTCTACACATCGTTTTGTCACAGATTCAGAAAAGGCTAATTGGAATAGTAAGGCTGCAGGAAATCATAACCACGATTCAGTCTATCAGCTTAAGGGTAGTTATGCTGCAAGTTCTCATAAACATACAGCGACGGACGTTGAAGAAGATGAAACTCATCGTTTCATGACGGATGATGAACGTGAAAAACTTGCTGTAATAGCCCCCGGAGCTAATAATTACTCTCATCCGGCTTCTCATCCAGCATCAATGATTGAAGAAAGTACTACAAGAAAATTCATGACGGATGCGGAGAAAACTTTACTAAGTTCTCTCGGAACTAATGCTATTTTATTAGAAGCTCAAAATTTAGGACAGAATGGCTATATAAAATTTAATAACGGTCTTATGATTCAATGGGGATATAACACCGGCTCTAGCACTCACACTTTAACCGTTTATATGCCTGTTTCATTCTACAATTCGACCTATAATGTATATGGTAATATAATAAAAGATGCATCAGATAATAACTTATATACTTTCTGTCCAATTTTAAATAACGGTTCAAGCTATTTTAAAGTTGACAGAACTTTTTATGCTAGTGGGGCTACAGGTAATTCTATTGCAAAATTTACTTGGTTTGCAATCGGTCGCTGGAAATAACTTAAAAGAATAAAATTTATGAAGTATTGGAAACAAGGATTTTATGATGAACCGGTTGACGGTTCGGTAGAGATTACAGATGAGTATTACAATCAGTTACTAGCCGGGCAATCAGCCGGACTACTTATAAATGAAAGTAAAAAGGGATACCCGATCTTAATTGTACATGAAGTTACAGTTGAAGAGGTAAGAGCGCAAAAATTAAATGAATTGCGACTGTATGATTCATCCGAAGCAGTAAATCAATTCAGCATTGATAATGTATCAGGATGGTGGAATAAAGCTACTCGCGTAGGACTTATGAACTCTATTGCAATCGAAAAGGCATCTGGACGAACTGAAACAAATATCTGGCTGGATAATACTCTATTTGTTTTGCCTGTCGAAAAGGCTATTGATATGTTACAGCAGATAGAATTATATGCCCTTATGTGCTACAATACAACACAAGGGCATATTAACGCTATTAATCAGCTAGAGACAAAAGAAGAAATTGAAGTATACAACTTCAAAACTGGTTACCCAGGAAAACTCAACTTTATTGGATAACCAACCGTATAATCATAGTTTTCGATTTCCTCAATAGTCTGCAATGCTCTGACTGCTGCAATGTGAGATTGTGTCACATTGTAGCAGTTGAGTGCATACAGTTCTAAGGCATTCAACATTGCTAAAGCGTTAGGTATAGGGATAACATACTTCACTGCATCATACCACAGGGTTGTATGCGTTTTCCCTACATTTTTCTCAATCGAAATTGAGTTAAATAATCCAACACGTGTGGATTTGTCTAACCACACACTTTCCCCTTCAATTTTAAAAGAATTGACATCGGTCGATTTGTCAAATATCTGTATTTCAGATATTTTCATTTTTCGCACTTCTTCAATGTCGTACTCATATTCTACCAAAATAGGATGTCTATTTTTGCTTTCAGCTATTATCAAGCCGGTAGATTGACCAGCCAGTAACTCTTGATAATATTCATCCGTAATTTCTACCGAACCGTCTACCGGTTCATCGTAGAATCCATTTTTCCAATACTTCATGATCTTTGTTATTAAATTATTTCCAGCGCCCGATCGCAAACCAGTCCCATGATTCTTGTGATAAACCAGTAGTACCCCCACTTGCATAATTTCTATTCAAATAAAATCTACTAACTGTTTTATTTATTGCCAAAGGAGATGATGAATATACGGCGGAGTCGCTACTAGGCTTATATACAGTTGCAAATATTTTATATTCAGTATTATAAAAAGATGTAGGCATAGTCACACTATACGAAGCTGTAGATGAACCTCCAACTCTGCCCCATTGTACAAGTAATCCATTATTAAATTTTGCATAACCGTTCAAGGATAGGTTTACGCTTATTGCGTTCGATAGATCAGCTAAAGCATACGTAGTCCCGAGAGAACTTTGCCAAATTACAAGCAATAAAAGTAATACCAATTTTCTACTAAATCTATCCATAATCAAATTTATGTTATAATATTTCTATTTCCAACGACCTATAGCTATCCAAAAGAATTTCCAAGAAGTAGGATATACTACATTACCACTTGTATATGTCATACCGCCTTTGAAATAAGTAGTAGCTTTAGTGTTAATATAAGGGCATAAAACGACGGATTCAGCAGTAACGGCATATTCTGCACACATTGATATTGAATAGTAAGTGTTTAAAAAAGACGTAGAAAAAAAATAATTAGTAGCCCCTGAATACCCACCACCATATCCCCACTGAATCAATAGACCATCTGGTAGCTTATAATATCCATTTTGTCCGAGGTCCTTTGTCGTAACATTGGAAAAATCTTTTAACGCACAATTTGTCCCGAGAGAACTTTGCAAAATAATTGCGGCAAAAATCAATACTATTTTTCTACTAAAACAATTCATAAGCAAATTGATGTTATAATATTTTCTACTTCCATCTTCCTATTGCAATCCATCCGAACATCTCCCCAGCTTCAATTGTTGGACCTACCGAATAGACTTTGAAATAAGATACATTTTTTCCATTTATCATTTTTACTATAGAATTCATTACAGAAGAAATAGCAGTAGTTACTACAACATACGATGTATTGTAAAAACTAGTAGGAAAGTAAACTATTTGATTTACCCCATTTCCTCCAGTCCCCCATTGAATCAACATCCCATCTGGCAGTTTATAGTACCCATTCTGTCCGAGGCTTTTTGTCGTAACATTGGAAAAATCTTTCAACGCGGAATTCGTTCCGAGAGAACTTAGGTGAATTAAACTACATTTTGAGTGATTTCTTTTAAATATTTTTCATTTTGATTTATTTCGTGACAATGCCGTTGATGTTGTGTGTTATATATTATTTTGGCAATGATTCGTCTATCATTTCCTTACTTTTATGCCTATTATTCTAATATATTTCTATTTGACATTTATATTTTAGGATATAATTCTAAAGGTAATATGATTTTATATAGTGACGATAAGGAAATAAAAATCGAAGTAAAGGATGAAAGTTACTCTTATGAAGCTGTCATGGGAGAAGATACACTTACTTTGTATTTTTCCCATCCCGGATATCTTGAAATTCCGGTCGGTTCTTGGTGTGATTTCTACGGGAAACGATACTTCTTAAAAAAGGATTCAAATTTAAAGAAGAATGGTGAACGTAACTTTGAGTACACTCTGATTCTCGAAACCGGTAGAGCGGACGCAACCTTGTGGAAAGTACGGCATACTGTTGATAATAGTATCAAATTCTCATATACAGCAAAAGCACATGAGCATCTCCGCTTACTAGTTGAAAATCTGAATCGTCGTGGTACCGGTTGGAAAGTCGGTGATTGTATTGAAGGAACAGAGAAAGTAATCAATTACAGTCATACCTATATTCTTGATGCTCTGAATCAACTGGCAGATATATACGAGACAGAATGGCAGATCACTGAAGAAACTATAGATGGAAAGCAGATAAAGACAGTTCATCTACGTAAAGTTGAATACAACAAGGATAATCCTTTGAAGTTGTCTTACGGGAAAGGCCATGGGTTCAAAGTTGGCGTAGGTCGGGAATCTGGCGACATTCCTCCTGAAATAATCCTCGTGGAGACCACGGACCGCAATATTGACTATTCTACGTACAGAGCAAAGAATCTATTGCTGCCTAAATCTAAAACTCTAGTATATGAAGGGCGTACATATAAAACAGATGCGGACGGCTCCTGTGTTATGCGTGCGGATAAAGAGCTTACTACCGCTAAGGAAGATAGCTTGGATTGTACAGAGATTTATCCTTCGCGTGTCGGTACCGTCAGTGCTGTTCTTGAAGTCAATAAGGAGAATAATTTCTATGATTTTGTAGACGAAGATATCCCCCAAGAGTTGAATTTTGAAGATTGTCTCATAGCAGGTGAAAACATGACTGTTATCTTCCAAACCGGTATGCTCACCGGGAAAGAGTTCGAGGTGAAGTATATTCATGAAGAAAAGGATAAGAAAGCGGGACGTCGCTTTGAAATTGTCCCGCAGGAAATCGACGGCATTACTATGCCTGAACCGGAAGTCTGGCGGCCTAAAGCTGGTGATACATACGCAGTGTTCGGAATTCAGTTACCGAATGCTTATATCTGCAACGATACAACGCAGACCGGTGCCAGCTGGGAAGTATTCAAAGAAGCTGCCAAATACCTATACGAGCATGAAGATAAGAAGTTCACATTTACCGGCACGCTCGATGGAATTTGGGCTAAAAAACGCTGGTTGCAGATTGGTGGTAAAATTAAACTAGGCGGTTACGTAGACTTTTCCGACACACAATTTCATCCGGAAGGTTCCCTTATCCGGATGATCGGAATCAAACGTTTTGTGAATAATCCGTATTCTCCCGAAATTGAACTTTCTAACGAACCGGTAGGCACATCTGTTTCAAGTGATCTGAATAAGATTGAGACAAACGAGGTAACGGTCGATAGTAAATACAAAGATGCTTTGCAGTTTACCAAGAGACGGTTCCGGAACGCAAAGGAAACGATGTCGATGCTGGAAGATGCATTGTTGAATTTCTCTGGATCTGTCAATCCGATAACTGTTTCAACTATGCAACTGCTTGTAGGTGATGAAAGTTTGCAGTTCCGGTTTGTGAACTCAAAAACGAATCCGGCACAGATATCTCACAATATTACTTATAATGCCAACACAAGAATTCTGAATGCTCCGGCAGGTATTCTCCAACACATGACGCTAGGAATTAGTGCTCTTTCATCTTCCCACAAGCCCAATGAATATAAGTATTGGGATATGGCTAATTATGATTCTCCGGTACTCATTGACCCTACAAAGAAGTTTTATCTATATGTTAAATGTAGCAATGAGAATCAAACCGGTACGTTTCTTCTAAGCGAAACGGCTATTAAGATGGAGGGCATAGCAGGATATTATCACTTCCTAGTCGGTGTCCTCAACAGCGAGTATGAAGGTGATCGCAGTTTTGTTGAACTGTATGGATTTACGGAGATTCTGCCAGGACGGATAACTACTGAACAGATAATTTCCCCGGATGGGGAGACGTATTTCAATTTGGTAAAAGGTGAAATAGGCGGAAATATTCAAATTAAAACCGGATCGTCCGGATTGGAAAATCTGTCTGAATGGGAAGCAGCTCACAAAGAAATTGAAGATGCTGGTAAAGCAGCAGAACAGGCCAATAATGCAGTAGAAGGGCTTCATGGTTATGTAGATGGAGTATTTGCCGATGGTATTATTACGGAGGCCGAAGCGAAAGCTATTGAAAAGTATATCAATACGATTAATAATGCAAAGGCGGCGATTGAAGCTACCTATAACAAGCTATACACTAATGTGTATTTATCCGGGTCTGCCAAAACGGGTTTATTAAATGCTAAAGTTACCCTTATGGGGTGTATTTCAGACCTGATAAATGCAATTAATACAGCTATTGCAGACGGACTTACAACACCGGAAGAGAAACAAAACGTTGATGCCAATTTTGCCTATTTCAATAGTGCCTATGCTGATTTCAATACAGCCGTAGAATCTGCAAATAGAGCTATTCAGGATAAGCTAAAGGAGTTCTCGGATGCCGCTATGAAAGAAGCATTGCAAGCCTTACAAGACGCAGAAGATGCCGGCAAAGCTGCGGAACAGGCAAACAGCGCAGTTAGTGGTTTACACGACTATGTGGACGGAGCATTTGCTGACGGCATTATTACGAAAGCAGAGGCTTTAGCCATTGAGAAGTATCTAAATACAGTCAAAAATACAAGGGCAGCCGTCGAAGCTACCTATAACAAACTGTACGCAAATTCATATCTGGAAGGTGAAGCGAAAACAGGTTTGCTTAATGCTAAAATATCTCTATTTGGTGCTATTGACAATCTTATTGCTGCAATCGATACAACCATTACCGACGGACAGATAACCGTTGAGGAAAAGCGGAATGTAGATGATAAGTTTGCCCTGTTTAATTCTGCCTTGGCTAGTTTCAATACAGCGGTTGAAGTTGCGAATAAAGCTATTCAGGATAAATTGAAAGACTATTCAGATCAGTGCTTCGCTGAATTGAAAGTTCTCAATACTCAAATCTCCGCACAGGTGACGCGGGTCGATAGCTTAACGCAGAGGATAGATACTGCCGGATGGATTACCACGGCCGATGGAAATAAAATTTATGCTTCTAAAGAGCTAGAAAGTGGCAATACGCTTATATCTTATATCAACCAGGCGGCCGGAGAGACTACGATTCATTCATCTAAAATTAACCTACAAGGTGTCGTAACAATTTCATCACTAAATAGCGAACTGCAAGCAACTATTAATGGTAAAGCAGATAGCGATAAGCTGGGTGCTTTGGCTGAATTAAATTCAGTTGGTATCGAGCATTTAGGCAGTACAATCATTGATGGAGATACGTTGAATACTGGTCTAATTAAAGTTAGACATCTTGACGCAGATTCCGGGTTCATAGGTGGTTTTACTATCGAAAATGGACGTCTCGTTTGGACGCGTTCAGATTATTTCGGAGGGACATCAAGAAGTTTAAAGCTTGGTTCAGGAACTGCAAAGGAAGGCGTTGTTAATGTGACTTTTAATGCTGCAACTGATGGTAAATTTGGAGTTTGTGCAGTAGGAGCAACAGCTGGAGGAAGTGCGGCCATCTATGGTTCTTCTAAATCAAATCCTACATATCCGAGCAATTACATTTATGCAGGTTTCTTTGATGGTAATGTGAATGTATTGGGTGATGTTTCTGCGAATGGATTTTACCCTCGTGATGGGAATGGAAATACTATGGACGTAGTATCAGATATATGGGTATATGGTTTAAAAGACAGCAATACTTTTGGATATAGAGCACATATCGTGAAGGGGATTATTGTAGAATTAAAAAATACATAAAGTTGCAATGAAAGTAAATTTAAACAGAAACTTGCTTGACTTTAGAGGTCGGGAGTTTATTGAATTAGTGAATGGGAAAGAAAGTAAGAAATCTGTCCGTGATTTGGTTGCAGAGGCATTATTTGCAGCTGGTTCTAATCCACAGAAGAATATGGAAACTTCCAAGAAGTTACGAGCATACAAAATGCTACAACAGATTATTAGCAACCGTGGAGTACTTAATATTGAGACAGAAGATGCTGCTCTTTTAAAAGAGATTTGTGGAGAATATCTCACTGCAGGTACATACGGACAAATTTATGATTTAATAGAAGGAGGAAACAAAGAATGAACATTACAGCAACTAACAGCACCGCTTCAACTAAGGTTACGGACGCTATCAGGATTAAGTACAGAATGTCAACCCGTGGTACCGAAGCGGTGAAAGATATTACTGCCGAGATTGTCAAAGATGAAACGACTGTCGGCTTCTTCAATATTTCGCGAAATGGAGTAACTGGATTCTCGCTACATGAGGCTCATGGGCTAACCTTTGGCGAAGTGAAACAAGTATTTCAGACAGCTATTGATGATTGTAGCGAAGTCTTTAAATAAAGTATTAATATTTTAGATATATGGTTATGGATTATTTCAAAAACTTACTTATTGGATTGATTACCGGTATAGCTGCTTATCTCAATCCTATCTCTGGGGAGATCAAAAGTCTTATTGCTGTATTTGCCCTCAATTTCATTTGTGGACTGCTTACTGCACTCCTTATCAATCATGAGAGTTTTTCTTTTAAAAAGGCTTGGAGGTGTATCGTAGAAGCAACTATTTTCTTTGCCTTGGTTAGCTGTATCTACTTTATAGGTGAACACAAGGGAAATCCGGAAGGTGCTCTACAATGTGTCTCATTTATTACGTATAGTGTTTTCTATTTCTACGGGGTGAATATTCTTCGAAACATAAAAGAGATTTTACCCAACTCTAGTAATGGTTACAAGGTAGTAGCTTTCTTGCACTATGTATTAAGTGTTGAGTTTATAAAGAACATCCCCTATTTAACGAACTATTTACAAAAAGGAGACGCAAAATGAAAACTATTGATACAATTATCATCCATTGTTCGGCCACGCGTGCCGGGCAGGATTTACGTGCAAAGGACATTGACCGGATGCACCGGGCTCGGGGTTTCAATCAGATCGGTTATAACTTCGTCATTGACCTGGACGGAATGATAGAGAACGGTCGCCCGCTTTCCATCGACGGGGCACATTGCAATACGAAAGGTTTTAGCGAATCTTCGTATAATAAGCACAGTATAGGTATCTGTTATATCGGAGGCCTGAACGCATCTGGAAAACCTGCAGATACACGTACTCCAGCCCAAAGGGCAACCTTGCGTGAATTAGTCACGAAGCTCTGCAAGGAATATCCTATTATTGAAGTCTTGGGACACCGGGATACTTCACCCGATTTGGACGGTAGCGGAGAGATAGAACCGGCAGAATATATCAAGGCTTGTCCCTGTTTTGATGTGCGTTCCGAGTTTACCAACTTCTTACGTAATACAGTGATTCGACCATGAAAGTTCTAATCTATATAACAATGTTCCTGATGTCGGAAATATGGTTTGCTTCCTGCAAGGCTTCTCGTAATATCGAGACACAAAAGCAGATTGATTACTCCGGTGAATTTCAGTTTCTCCGAAATTCAATTGAATCATTAAAAGTTGATGTGAGTAAGCAGACGAAAATCACTACCGACAAGTTGAGTGATCTAAAGGTTGAGAATAAAACAGTTTACTTGTCGTCTCCGGATTCAACAGGAAAACAATATCCGGTCAAAGAAAGTATTACTACTGCATCTAAGAAAGACCAGGAACGGACGGAAATTGATGAAATATTATCTCTTACCCTACGGCAGTTCTCTAGCAGATTGGATTCATTAAGTTATAAAGTGGATGCAGTATTAAATGAAAAGGAAAAGGTAATCGAATTATCTTGGTGGGATTTGCATATAGATAAAATATATATAAGTATCATAGTTTTAATAATAATTGGGCTGATAGTGGATAAAATAAGAGATAAGTAGTACTCAAGTCATGTTTTCTAGGAAGTACGTATAGATTTGTTATGTATGCTTTAAATCTTGTAATTTATTATATAGCTTAGAATTTTGTTCTATTGAAAAATTCATTATGATATGTGTTAACTCAATATTTATATGTATTTTTGCTTAAAATACTATTATAACAAAGCTAAAATGGATATAGAAACATTGACAAACCACATATCTGGTTTAGGAAAACACTATTTTGAAAATGCATGTAAAATTGTATTACACGACGTTTTTAACTTAACAGCAGTTAACGTAGATGGAAAGAATGATGGAGGGACAGATTACTCATCTTTTACAAAAGAAGGGGAAAGAATTAATGCTTGTTACCAAATAACAACACAAAAATCAGCAATACATAACAAAGCTTATAATGATGCTAAAAAGGCTATAGATAAATTGAATGTATCTAGATTTTTTTTCTTGACATCATTCATTTTGGATGAAATAGAAACAAGAAAAATCGAACATACAATTTCTACAGAGTTAAATATTCAAGCAACTTGTTTAAGTGCTAGAAGTATTGCAGGACTCTTATTATCAGACAATCTTTTAAACAAATTCCTAGACGAAACAAATTATCCATTGCCAAAGTCTAATAAAAGTAATCTAGACTACCGTGAATTGGCTTTACATTCTTATACTTTGTTGTCTGATGATGCAAATAAAATGAAATTTGGAATATACGATGATACAGTTGTATTCATATTGTCAGAAAAGAAAGAATTACAAGAATCTTCTTTAGTCCAAGAAACTATAGCATTTCTTGAATTGGAGATGGACAAAGAAGATATTATAAAAAGAAGAATAGGAGCATTATTTGGAAAGCAAATTCTCAAAAAAAATGGAGAAATGATTATGCTTAGTCCAAATGTAGAATTGGATTCTTTATCAAGAAAAAGAATATATGAAATAGAATTATCTAGTCTATCTGCCGCTCAAGTAGATATTATGCACAATGAATTTTCTATAGACTGGACGAGAGAGGATTCTAAAAAAGTTGCTTTATGGATTGCCAATGCATTTATTGCAGAGCAAATTAAAAATCTTAAAGAAGTAAAAGCCAGTATTGTTGCCAATCCTTTGTTTGATTTAGAAAAAAACGGCTTGTCCAAGTTGAGTTCTTTCTTAACAAAAGAGAAAAAAGTTTTAAAAGAAAATATTGACGAGATAATCGAAAAGTTATTGGAAAACGCTTCTAATCACCCATTAATAACAAAATTATCACGAGCCTCAATTTATCTAGCTTTAGAAGGTGGAAATCCAATTTCTTCTGCAAAAGCGTTAGGTGCAAATAGATGGTCTGACTTCAATATATTAATTGAGCCAACAGTGGCGATTCCATATATTTGCTCTTTATTATATAAAGGAAGCGTTAATAGGTATTTCGATTGTTCTACAAAGGCTATAGCACAAGCAAATAGATTAGACGCAAGTCTTTATATACCTTATTTTTATATCAATGAATGTGCAGGTCATCTATTAAAAGCCAGAAAATATATTGACATTGATGTTGATGAACATGAACTCGTTTATTCAAATAATGCATTTGTTTCTAATTATTTTGCATTGAAACTTAGTGGAGAAAACGTTCCCTCTTCTTTTTTAGACTATTTATCTTCTTTCAGCAGTGCAGTTAGAACGGAAAGAGCTGATATTAAGTCATGGGTTAGAACAATAATGACTGATATACAATCAATACTATCAGGTGGAGGTGTTGAATTTATTGATGTTCCTCTTTTTAAAGATGGTGATTGCGCTGAATTTGAGGAGCAATATCTTTTTTATTTAAAAGAATTTGATATTGACAAGAAAATGCATCTAATAAGGCATGATACATATGCTTTGCAATTTACAAATAACGAGATAGTAAGAAAAGGAGAACATTGGATCATTTTGACATATGATAAATCAATGATTGCTATATCTAAAAATGATTTTTATAAAGGTTGGATAACAAACCCTTTCAAATTTATTGATTTCACCCAAATCTCACGACCATTGTCTGAAACTAAACTGGTATCATTAGTTCACTCTGTTGCTACATATAGTGAAAAGACTCTTTCCATTGGTGCTAGAATAATTGATCGTGTAGTCAAATATGCTTCTAAAGAAATGCAAAACTGGGAATTTAAACAAGAGGTCGATAAATTCAAACAAGAAGTAATAACATCAATTGATATCCAGTCTGGAGATTTTTCTTCTGAAATTGATAGAAAAACTGATGAATTCCTAGAAAAACATGGTTATTTGAATAAAGCTGCAGATATTCTAGATATTGACGAAGAATAAGTAAAAAGTCTAAGAGTGGTAGCTGATTGGGCTACCGCTTTTAATTAGATGTTGTCTTTTCCCAGTCATCTAACACTGTTAAATCCCATTTGGGAAGATCCGGATTAATATAGGTTACAGACCTACCATACACAGAGAAACTTTTTCCAATAAACTCGTCGATAACTTCATCTTCCCCTTTTTGAAGACAGATATTCATAAAAACATGCATTTCATTCCAGTTTGTAGGCCCAATGAACAAAGATTCAATCAAGCGACCTTTAACAGGTACACCGATAACCTGCTCTTTTATCCTATCAACTAATGAAACTGCTTCTTCAAATGTCATACTTGTAAATTTAGAGCAAAGATATAAAAAATATATACCCTCTCCCCTATCATATAAAAGCTATTTCAATCTGTGGAATTTCAGTATTACAAATTTCAATTCTATTAAGAAAGATATTTTCGTAATTCTTCGATTGCCTGTGATGCACTTCGAACTATAACATACTTATTACGGCATGATTCCGCTTGTTTTTGAAATTCTTTCTGTTCTTCTGACTGTTTCCCTACCCTCGTTTTAAACTCTATGCAGAGAGAAGCAAAACCCTTTTTGGGAATAAGTACGATCACATCAGAAATCCCTGGCTTTACTCCTTGTCGTTTCAGGTTAGCAGCTTCCCGTACATGACGACTTCCACCATTTGGAACCGCGAATATGAGTTTATCAGGTATATTAGGGAAATATAGAGGAATAAGTTTAAAGAACTCTGTTTGTATGCGAGCTTCCTCGTTATTATGTACTTCTTTTGAACGTGGAGGATTACGCTGATCTGCATAACAATTATAACACATAAAGCCGGTATCGGTTTTAATAACCGACACCGTTTCCTTTCCACATAAAATACACTTTTCTTTAGTCATTAATTCAAAATAAGCTAAATTGTATTGGTCTTCTACCTACTGCTGTTATCGTTCTCTCATGAATCGGACATTGCGAAGCATACGGGCATCTTCCTGACATAGCAGAAAGATGCGCTCCATGCCATTCATCCCAATCTGTTACATTATTAGCGGAGAGGAAAGTTATCAGCTTCATACAGCAGAAACCTCGTTCTTTCTCTTGACCTCCTGTAACTTCAAATAACCCATTGCTCTGTGGACGCTTCATTTAATTCTATATTATTTTTGTTAATAGTTAATCCTCAATGAAATATAATTTATTCATATCAGTTCTTGTTATGGGATAATTAATTCGGGATTATCATAGATATTACCAATCACGATAGTATCATCCATTCTTGTAAGGTCAGATTGCCCGAAATAGAATAAATTTCGACCATTAGATAGTTGAAAGCGGCAATTATCATATATGATAATTGCAGTATATTCTTCTGGTTCAAAACCAAATGTAACAGTGTGAAGAATATCCCCTTCATAGATCTCCATCCCTTTCTTGTCTAATAACCCGGTGAATTGTCCTGTTGTATTCAGAATAACTTCATACCGAGTCATGTTCCATACGGCAGCTTTGTCCGGGCATATATATGCCTTGCCGTTTAGCAGAAGCAAACTACCATACAACCATTCATGAATCCCAAACCTAGATTTTCCTCTAAATTTAATTGTTCTCATTATATTCTTTTTTGATTGTTGTTATTCGTTAGTTATGTGTACCCATATCAATATCTGAATTTTGTAAAATGAATAATTGCCATAGGTTGATTCAGATCATAGCCATTAAACCATTCAATCCAATTTTCAGGCGATAGTCCGTCATTATTGGCAAGTTCCTCTGTTAGTGGGTTTATACCTTTTTCAATTTGGAAACGTGACAACGCCCCGCAAAACGCTAATTTCTGTATCCCTATGCCATTCTCCGATTTCAGCTGTGCAACTTCAATCTGTGGGCTGCGATAAGGCTTTCCAGTCCACTGGCGAACGGAAAGAACAGCTAGCCCGGCTTGAACCTCTTTAATACGCTTCTCCCACATTGGGTAATTGGCTCGTATGGTGTGAAGTTTCGGACGTAAACAGGCTCTTATACAACTGTTGCATCGGGAAATTTCTTCCCCCGATAAATCCTGTTCCACTTCACAATCAGGGCAGCGTTGCCCCAAAAGAAACTCATATTTGAAATTCGTCTCGTTCCCTGATTGACTATGTCCTACTGGGAAAAACTGTGAGAGTGTGATTACATAAGTTTTCATTTCTATCTTTGTTTGAAAGGTTAACAACTACCAAATCTAAACGAATAAAAACCGCTTCCATCTTCGGAGGGAAAGAATCCGAGTGCTTCCAACATTTCTAAATCTTCTTCTGAAACCTTTTCAGGTTCAATATAGACAAATAATTCATCGTGACTACAAGAAGTCGGATAATCAGGATTTCCATACTTTAGGAATATCTGCAATGCTTTTATTAAATCTTCCATATTTTTACTCTGTTTTACTGTTTTCTCTTAGTTCTTTTTCACTGGTAATATTATTAGTTCTGTTACCAAGATTAGAAACAGTTGTTGTATTATTGGGTTTACAATACAAACACATTTGTGTAAAAGGAGAATACACTCTTCCACACTTCGGGCAAATCCATCCTTGCTGCCCGAACATTCCGTTATACGGATTGATTGCGCTTGATTCTTCTTTCATAATGATAGTTTTTTAATATCATCCACTGATAGTTTATCCTTTCCTTTAGCATATTCAAAGAAATCTACTACAGGACATACACATTCGGGAATAGTATAATCATCTGTTTCAGGTAATGTCACCAATATACTAAGTCCTATGCCATTGATATATTCGCAAGAAACGAAGTCATCAAAGTCAATATACTTTTGTGCCTCCTTAGCTATGATGTCACAATTCTTTCGATAACATTCATAGCTTTTGATAGTACTATTAATAAATTTATCTAGATTCATTTCTTATTCTGTTATTAGTCAATTAATTCGGGATTATCATGAATATTACCAAGTACTTTAATTATTCGTTTTGATGAATTCCACCAACCGGGAGATACTTGATGCCAATAACCTGTGTCCATTTCTTCGTCCAGGTCTTCTATGTTAGCTAAACAAAAACAAGCATAGTCATCTATATATCTCACCAATTTGGGGTATTTACCGTTTACGCTGATTATATCCCCTTCATAGATTTCGTTGCCGTTTTTGTCGAATAAGCCTGTGAATTGTCCCACAGTTGTAGTTTCTACCTTACTTCTATTAAACATTTCAGTAGCTTCGCATCCATATTGGGAAAGTTTCTTGCTGAAAATAGCCATTTCACCACTTTCGTACTGAATCAAGTCACCAAATATCCATTCGTTATTATATAAGTTTTTACCTCTGAATTTTATTGTACGATTCATTTTAATTCTCATCTAAATTTATCAAATCCATTTTACTGACAGCCTTTAAGACTCTTAGGATATCCTCCTGAAAGTCTATAACCTGTTGGTTACGCACTCTCTTTTTCAACTCTATCAGGGATAGTTCCTGTATTCTTATCAAAGATGAAATATCGTTCACCAACTCAATTGTAATTTCTTTTTTCTTAGATTGTTTCATAATTATTCCTTTCCTTTAAAGTGTTCAATTAGCTCTTCTACGGTAGCCTTGTGATAACTTCCTGAAATAATAGTGGCATGATTCCAATTTTTATCCCAAAAGAACATACTGCCTTTGGGTTCTGTGAAATAATGGTCGTTACCCACAGTATCATCATAAGAAACGCTAAGAGGTGAATCTGCTATGAACCATTGATTTTCATTTGTATCATCCCTCAATGCGGCTATTGCCAAGAAAAGTTCCTCGTTTGTTCCGCAATGAATATACCCATTACATTGTTCAGGAAGATATGGAACATCAATTCCAAACATCTCATCATTGTCTGTTGCTAAAAAATCATCGTTTATATACCTTTCATATCCTATTTTATACCCTAAACAAACTAACTTATCTCGAAGCTCCGGTGTGTTTTTGAATATAAACGCAGGTGTTGTAAATCCCATAGTTATTCGTTTTTAAGTTCTTTCAATACTTTCTTCGCCATCTCATAGTAATTAACCTGCCAACTAGTATAAACATCATCGGTGTGTTCATCATAATGATTGGCATATACGTATGAATCCAATTCTGAACGAAAAGATTCTCCATCTAGCCCACTATCATCACAATCATCGTACATTCTCAATTCATGAGCTACTTCTTTACATTCTTGATGTGTGACGAAATCATACACAGTCCCATCATAAACATTTGTCTGACGCACATACTTTTGTCCCAACTGTATCTTGCAAGCACAAAATTCACATATATGCTCTTTCTTGGCTGTTGGATAGGTTTCTCTTAATGTTGTTGGCATAGTTATTCCTCCTTCTTTACCAATTCAACTTCTGTCGGCTCTTCATCTTCCCATTTTACTTCGGGAAATAAAGAAGAATCTAGCTTATAGAAATCATGGGGATTGTCACTACATAATTGCCAACTTTCCGAATACTTCACGGGTTGCTTTTTATAAAGATACAAATCACCGTCTTTGTCTCTTGCTACGTACATATTAGTCTCCTTTCTCTTTAATCCGTTCTAGTACATCTCTGTTGGCTTCCAGTATTTCATCAAAAGAGGGAATAGGCATCCAACATATAACCTTAATATCATCCTTCTCAACACTTTTTCCTAAATATGATATATCACTATCAGTAATCCATATACCATTTTCATATGTGAATACATCTATATGCTTACGTGATTCAGCTTCTCTATCATCGTATTTATAGTAATATAAAAATCCGACTAAAACACGCTGACCTTTATCCGGTAATCGTTTCTCAATACTTATCCAAGGAGATTGCTTTTTCTGCCACTCAATACCAGACGCAAAAACTTTACGCATATATGTTTCAACCACATGCGGCTGATTGATGCGATTTGCTAATTGAGCTACCAATGATTTAAAATTCATATCTTTATTGTTTTACTCTAATTAAAATACACCTCCATCACAGGCGTTAAGAATAGTTTCTACTATTCTATCACTTTTCATTCTTCCATTTTCGCCCACTCCGTCATTATCATCCTTATCAAGTTTCAAGATATTTAAATTTCCATCAGCAAAGAGAATCAGATTCTTAGGTTTCTTTCGGATTAACTTCTTCAGCTCCTTAATCCATTCCTCTTCTTTCTTCGTTAGTTTGATTATTTCCATAATGTTCCTTATTATCTTGTTTTACGCCTACTCATAAGGGTTTGTTTTACAATAATTTTTATTTCCTGACATATTCAGTAGCTTATTTAAAGACTCATCTGAAAGAAGATGCTTGTTGCTAAAGTCACCTGTCATTACACGAGGGGCAATATTTTCATCTCTCATAAATTTCTGTATCTCGTATATATGAAAAAGTAAACCTTCACAATCTACTGCATAGTATTCAATGCCATCGTCATTACTTGCCGATACTTCGTAACCAATCCATCCTCCATTACCCATATAATTGCTTATCTCAATGTTACGGCAAAAACCGTAACTAATCAGCAATAGTCTTAGTACATCTTTTCCACTCATATTAAATCTGTTTTACGTTAATTCAAATTCTTCTACTCCACCAAGGTGATGATCTATTTGCAGTCGGGTAAAGATGGAATGAACCCACGAGTGTTTCTGTAGTTCCTTTACTATTTCATCCTTAGTGACCTTTCCTTCCATGATGAATATCGACTTACATCCACCTCTGGAATCATGGGCACTGTAAGGGATACAAAGCATTGTAACTCCACGATAGTAGACATACCCGATGCCCTTACATTTTTTCATGTCGGAATATAAGTCATTATCTGAATCTATCTCATTTCCAATACGAATCTGGTCTTTTATTGGCATATTACCGCTAAGTATTGTGATATGGTGTCCCGGAGTACCCGTTGTGCCGAAATACATTACTATTTTGCTCATAATTCTATTTGTTATGAGGTTATTTATTTATTTTAAATTCAAAAATATTATCTATCAAATTATCCACAAAGACATTATTTAAAGCATCATATTTTTCACTCCAACTTGATTTCTTGTAGTAATCTAAAATCTGGCTTGATGTGCGTTTTATGCTTTTAATGTGCGTATATAGGGGGGACTTATTCAGGTATAACTTGCTAGGAAGTACTTGCAAACAGTAATGTTTTCCAATATCATTGATAATAGGATTATCATTCTGTATCACAAAATAATATTCAATCCCGTATTTTTCAAGCCAATAAGCAATCTTGTAAGCGAGATAGCAACATCCACCAGAGTTTATATTATACAGCCTATCTAGTTCATAGGCTGTATAATTCAGTTTTGTAACTACAAATTCCATGATTTACATAAAGTTTACATCACATCTTTTGAAGCAATACATTGCTCCTACACGTTCTGCATCAGATATATTTTTCTCTATCCAACTAAACGAAATTTTCTTTTTCATAAGACATTACGCTTACCTATACAGCATTAGGTTCAAGTTCTATTCTGTTTTTACTCTTCGTCGTCATAGTCTGCATCAAAGATGCGAGCAACCATATCGACAATATTTTCTTCTATATCCTCGGTAGAACCTGTTACAGCATTAGCAATGTTTTTCTTCTCTTGAATTATGCGATAGACCTTTTCGTCAATAGTGCGCCGGCCAAGGAAGTAGTAACAGGTAACAGAGTCTTTTTGCCCGATACGGTGTGCCCGGTCTTCACACTGACAGCAATCAGCATATGTCCAAGGAAACTCAACAAAGGCGACATTACTTGATGCGGTAAGTGTCAAGCCAACTCCGGCTGCCTTTATCGAGCAAATGATTATATCCGCTTTTGGATTGTTCTGAAAGGCATCAACTGCTCTTTGTTTCTCATCCTGTGAATCTCTACCGGTAACAGATACGGCAGTGGGAAAGTAACGTTTCAGTTGATCTACAACTTCATGAAGCGAACAAAAGAGAATTATCTTCTTTCCATTCTCCCGGAAGTCTTTCACAAATTCAATCACATCACGTACTTTGCCGCGAGCGGAGATCTGCCGTAGAATATTGATACGTACCATCACTTCACCGCGCATTGCCTTAGCTATCTTATCGTCGTCAGCGTCCTTGTATTTCTGTAGATACATAATAAGGTCGCGTTCTGCATCCATATACTCTTTTCGATTTGTGATTTCGCAAGTATTCACCTGCCGTATTTTATCGGGAAGATCTGTGAGGACAAGTGACTTTTCACGACGAAACATACAGTACTTCCATAGGTTAAAATTCAATTCTCTCAAATTTGATGCTTCTCTCTGTCCGGAACAGTATCTATCAACAAATGGTTTATATCCACCGAAATCGTTCATTCGATCTAAAATAGCCAACTGCGGAATCAAATCTTTAGGCCGATTTACCACCGGTGTTCCCGTCAATTCAATAACCCATTCTTTGCCGGTACAAATACCTTTGCAAAACTTAGCCTGCTGGGTTGATGCAGATTTGCAACGATGGCTTTCATCAATGATAACAGACTTGAATAAATTGATTGAGTTTCTAAATTCCACATCTCGCAGCGTCCAGCCTTCAGCTTTCTTTATACGTTGTACAAAGTACTTCTTTAATGATTCATAGTTAACAATAAATACCTGGTGCATTCCTGTCTGAAAGAAAAAAGTCCATGTATCACGTACCTTGTCGGTTAGGATCATCGCCTTTTTATCCGTAAACTTCTCCCATTCACGTAGCCAGTTGATTTTTAATGATGAAGGGCATACAACAAGACAAGGAAAAGCGTCTGCGAGGTTAATTGTTGCTATACTCTGTAATGTCTTCCCCAAGCCTGGTTCATCGCAATTCATAAATCGTTTAAGTTGCAAACCACGTGCAATACCTTTAAGTTGATAAGGATAAGGCTGAATTTTCAAATTGTGCGGAACGGTTAAATCAGGTAATTCCGGAATATCATAAGCGATATCCTCCTCCTTTTTTTCTGTACCATTTACCCAATTGATATTCTCAAATTGCCGTATTTGATAAATCATTCTTTCAAGGTCAACTCTACTCCGAGCTGGAACTATCCAAACTTTTTTTGCACCGTCAAAACGTCTTCCGGGAATTTGTCGGACTCGATCTACAATAGAAGGTTTATACTTGAATGATAATTCAAAGTTATCTCCTTTTAATTCAATATTCATGATTTAGAGTATTTTATAGGGGGATAATTTCCCCCTATGGTGATTGTAAGTTATGCGGTTGCGTCAAGAGGTGCAGGAGCATCTATCTGTTTTTTTCTTCCTTTTTTCTTCGGCTTTTCTTCCACTATGATAGCTTCTTCTGGTTCATCGGTTTCGAAATCAAGACGTTCTTGTCTAATTCCCCATTTTTCTTCAAATAGGTAACTTTCTACTTCAGCATCACATGCAGCTGCATCAATGCTTAATTCTTCGTAGTAGAGATATTGTTCGTCAAGGAGAGGAACGAAGATTTTCAAGTCAACGACTTTGCCGGACTGAAGAAGTTTGGATCCCATGATAGTTATTCCAGAAACCCCATCGACACTGTCATTCGCATAACCTGTAATAATATAGTTTTCTAAGGTTTCTGCATAGCCAGGAGAAGTAAAACTATCCTTATCGATTTTAGATGCTTCCGGCTGCTCACACAATACGACAAGATGCAATTTAAGACGGCTAAACGCTTCTCTTAAATCACTGTGAATGATCTGATCACAGCTCTTGTTTATTACATTTGTGTAGTTTGATTCAGAAAAACGCTCATTGTACACTACATTCAGCCGATCTTTCTTAACGACTGCCTTTTTGATCTCATTTTTTACTTGTTCCATAATCTTCTTTGGTTGATAAAGTGATAATACTAAATGTTGATACAACTCCCATGACGGCAGCCGTAGTTATTTCTCTTGATGTTGCATCTTCTCTTTGAGAAAAAGATAATGCTGTAAACAGGCCGACAACGGCCAGTCCGATTGTAATTTTTCTTAAAATTTTCATGATAATTACTTTTTGTTGTTATGCATTCCGGCCATTTTCATTTCCTCTTTTGCTTTACTTATCACAGTTACACACCATGATAATTGATGTGTTGCTGTCCGGTTACAACGTTCGCACCAATCGACGAGATATCGCTCCTCCCGGCATAAAGAACTAATTAGGGCATTTATCGCTGTTGCTGTCGCTTTCGCATTTTTAGCTGTATCAACGAGTGTTTGCATGACCTCGGACTTCATTGTCTCATTAAGCCAGTATTTCGAGTCTGCAAGCAGTTTGCCGGAGCGAGCAACATATACAGCCAGGTCATTGCCACGCTGTACGGCTTCTTCAGCATTTTCGCTCATTGTGATATTGAGAAAAGAATCAATATTTTGTAATTCAGCCAAAATTTGTTCTTTTGGAGTGATTAGTAAGTTCATATTGTTTTCACTTAAAATATATTTAAACCATTAGTTGCCACCATTTAAAAGCAAGGTCCTCGTATTTCTCTTTCCCCTTGATATACGTAGGGTGGTTACGGTCGGTGATAAAATGCTTGAAGATTTTACAGTTCTTTTTTGAGATTGCGTAGATGAAATCTCTATTGCTCCCTGCAATATCCATATACCAGGCACGGGAACGGTCCCAGTCGAAAAAGTCGATAGCTTCATCAAATTGCGCCTGTGACTCTGCAAAAGTCGTTTTTAAATCACCTCCAAAATTGTAAGCAGACAACCACCAATCCCATTTACATCGTGTATCAAGATGGTAGGCAAAATTTCCATAATAGAACTCCTGCTGCTTATTTACCATGAACTTCTGTGTATCAGATTGCGCCAACACGACAGCCAGGAATTGATCTTTCTCCGCCTCTTTCCGGAGCGCCTTACGCATTTCAAGCCCTAGCTCAAATTCTTCTGTCGTATACAAGTAATCGTCTACCATCAGCTTGTCATACCGGACACGGTCATTCTCTGTGATAAGAGCATCTACGAGAGTACCGAACTTGAAAGCCTTTTCTTTATCCCCGTATTGAACACGGGGATAAAGATAGTTTTTAAGCTCTGTCAGATCTGAATTACTGACTTCCGAACGTGAATAGTATGAATCGGGATTTGACATAACTATTTAGCTTTCACATCTGCTTCGTAGCTGATGAATTGTGATTCAATATGTGTCTGATCTTTACTGTTTGCTTTCTTCTCGCAGTATGTAGTCATCTTTTTAAAGATCTTCTCTAACTCATCAAAAGGAAGAGTCTGCCCCTCGCCTATCCACCACATCTGAAATATTTCCAGGTATCCTTGCTGATGAAGAACAACAATCTTTTCTTTTACCTTAGCGTTTGTCGGTGGAGGTGCAACAGATGCAGCAGCACCAGCAAAAAGATTACCGATTGAGCTTTGTTGCGTTTTCATTGCAACCTCCTGCCTATCTGCTTCTTCCTTTCTCTTTAACTCTTGTAATTGTTTGGCTGCCTCTTCTGCTTCTCGTTGTTTGCGCAATTCTTCTGCTTTTGCGGCTTCTTCTGCATTTGCCAAGCGAAGCTGTTCCAGTTCAGCCAACTCTTTACGCTTAGACGGAATACGGTCGATAAGATCTTGTTTAACACTTGAAATTTTAGCCTTATACTGTTGAGCATATTGCTCATATTTACCCAGCAATGTATTTTTGCGAATCTCTGCTTTTATCTCCTTATTGATATAATAGGTAGCATATTCAGCAGTGAATTTATCAAAATGAGCTTTCGGGTAATCAGTTTGGAAAACAGTTATACCGATTACTTCTCTATCAAAGTTTACATAAGTCAATCCCGAAAAAATATTCTGCAGCTCGGTTACCTTAGAAGATAGATATGAACTGAAATAAGAAAGAAGTCCATTTTCTATTGCTTGTTGATAGCTTACCTTTTCATTATTGATTAATACTCTTTGCTCGGCTTCTTTCTTTCTCTTCTGCTCTTCTTCATATTTGAACTTAGCATACTCATTGCGCTTTGCTACAAGCTTTCCGGGGATTGTAGAAGAATCCTTAGGATCAATTTCTTTTTCTTGTGAAGTAAAGAAAGAACGAACTTTGTCGAATATCTGCGTGATGGGCTTGCGACGTTCGTCCATATTCTTGAGAGTAGTATTTACTTTTTTCAAGAAGTCAGCTGCAGCCTGATCTATCGTTTCATTCATACCTTTTCCCTCGATTGTATCAAGGAGAGCCTGCCCTGCTTCATTACATTTTTTTACGGAGAGAGTATTCCTTCCCATAATTTCGGGAAAAGATGAAAAAATGTTTTTTACTTCGTCTATTTTGATTAATTCTGTTGCCATAATCGTTTTCTTAAATTGGTTAGTAATAGCTAGAAGCCTCCGTCTGCATCATCGTCAGATACTGCCACTTGAACGGGCTCCGGAGCGTCTAATTGTTTTTCTTCCCCAAAAGGTATTTTGGTATCATCTGCAGAGGCTGTAGATTGAACAGGCTCATTAACCTTTTCTTCATCGACAATGCCATAATCGATAACTTCTTCATCTTCCTGCTCTGTCGCCATCATAGTATACTTTCCGGTACGCACCTTGGGGTAAGCATCAAAAGCGTGCTTTATCATCTTGTTCTCAAGGAATCCCGGATCAACACCACCACTATTCGAATAATACAGTTCATTAGCTTTGCCTTCTACTCGTTGTCCATCTTTGTTGTAGTATGAGTTGTTTTTTGCTGAAAACTTAGCCAGGCGTTGGATATCACCTTCAAGTAACCATTGATAGTCTTCAGATCCGTCACAACGAACTATACGAATGAATGCCCCTATTACATTAGAAGACTTACGAGGTATAGCGGCTGAATAAGTAATCTTCTTTACACCATTATCCAGACTGATAGAGAATATATCTCCTTCGTAAACTATAACCGGATTATCCGCATATCGAATCTGCCCAGCACGCATGCGCATGGTCAGTTCTCCATAACCAGTAACAGAGACACTAGCTCTTTTTTCATATCTATCAAATCCTCGTTCATCTTTTTGGCCCGTTTTTACCTTTCGTGGAATGAGATAACAATGAGGATGTGATGTATTATCAAGTGATAGCCCATTTACAGCCATATCGAGGAAGCAACCAAACAGTGACATCTTACTACATTCAGCCAGCGAAGGATTCTCACGAAGAACCTTCTGGAAATTAAATACTTCCTTGTGGTAAATCTGTTCCCCCATTTGAGAACCCCAAATAGCATTGTACATTTGAATAAATTTCGTCTGTACATTTTCATTTTCGACAATTTTCGTTGCTGGAAGTGCGTTAAGCTCCTCCACTTTAATTTCAATAATGTTACTCATAATTGTTTAAATATTAGTTATTTATTAGTCTCCTTGGTATACTCCACGGCTGTATTCTTCCATTAAGAGTATGTCTTCAGCTGTAGGTTCTTTTCTGATATCTGTTTTTGATGAACTACATTTGATGGGAGAAGGACTGTAATTTTTAATAGCGCTTTCTCTTTCATCCAACTGCTTTCCTATCTTATCCTGTAATTCCTTTAATAAGGAAGATCCTTGTTTAACTTGTGTCATACAGCTGTCTGCATTAATTGTTTGATGATATTGTCCGGAACTTTATTATGCAAATCCATCATTGCGCTAGCTGTTTCCAGCTCTGACCGCTTCACATAATATTTTCCTCTTTCCTTATTATTTGCCGGATAAAACTTAATCCATGCTTTTTCGCGCCATTCTGTTATAAGGCGTTTTCCATATATATCTTCCGCTTGTGATATAGTTACTACTTCGGGAAGTAGCCCTAACATCGTCAACGTTTGAACAGTTCCGATCTTAATACATCGTGCGACCATCATTTCGAAGCAATTTTCCATAATCTCTAATTAGGCTGTTTCTTTGTTTAACTTTTGAATGGTGTTGAGCTTTTGATTACTGAAACACATCTGCATCTCTATGCTATGCTGCCTGATTAATATTGATTAGAGTTCATATACTTCTTCAATCCTATTTCTTCGTATTCTTGCCCGCCGACTCCGGTTAAGGTCGTTGTTGTAGTCAAATGCAATCTGAAAGGCAATAATTCCAAGAAATGAGAGAGCGATTAGCGATTTTTGTAATTGTTTGAAGTCAATATTTAGAGCAAACACTCTATTTATCCACCAAGCACCAAGTTCGTTCAGTTTGCTGGTTCCTGTCTTTTTATAAGCCTTGTCGAGCAGGACATTTACCGTACCATAGGCAGTACCTAATCTGTCGGCAATCTCTTTCTTTGCTAGGCCACAGGCAGCCAATCCTGCTATTTGATTTTCCCTCTTGGTTAAGGTAGAATCAGCTTGCAGATCCATGATGCAAAATCTCTAATTCGGCTGCCGCTCTGGAAACTCCTTTTGTAGCTTCGAGGGCTTCATTAGCCATTCTTACAGCGACATTCAGTACTTTTGCTTTGAAGGTTGAGCGAGCAGAAGCAGGCTTATTGTTTAGGATATTGTGCACTGTACCCTGTGAACATCCGACTTCCTTTGCTATCTGCTTTTCGTATCCGTAAGGCAGATTAGCTTTGATAGTTTCTAATTGATTTTCCATATACATTATTATATTATAGTTTTGTGTTCCCGAAAAGGAGATCAAACCCGTCCGGGATTATATAGCTTATTCTTTAACTTCTTCACAAGTTTCTCCGAGCCAAGCAACACATTCTGTTGTACCCCTAGTAAAGTCTACCGCCTTATTTAGAGGATTGAATTTACCTTCAACTATATCTCCTTCTTTTACTCCTGCTTCCTTTTTTAGCTCCCATAGAAGCCATTCGTTACCAGTTGAACCGGTTACATTCTTGATTCTCACTTTCATGACTTAATCCTCCATTTCTTCATTATCGTTATCTTCTACTTGCAAGGCTTCAAGCATTTCGTTATCAAGTTTAGAAAGGTCGAGTCTTACTTCTTCACCGGAGTGGTAACTTGAAACTACTAGAATACAGGAATATCCGTTCTCATTGTATTCGAAATCGAAACGTTTACTTCCGCCTAGGATGCGCATTACTTCATTTAGATTCTTCATTGCGATCTTGTTTTTTAGGGTTAGAAATCAGCTTTAAGTTTTAGCATCCGGAGAACTTCCTTGAGTTCACTATCGGTATAATTCCTGGCAATCTCAATACTTACACAATTATAGTCAGCAGCAATTTGGATAGCTCGCTCTTTACTGACTTTGTAGATTTTCTGTTTCATATCTTATCTGATTTAGAGTAAATAATCTAATTTGTTAACTTTATTGCCCTTTTATTTTGGCGTTATCATTGTTTTGCGTTAACTTTATACTGCAAATGTAATCAAAAGCATTACACTGTAATCAAAAACAAGATAAAATGTGTAATCTATTAAGATAATTTAATAATATCCGTATGCATATAGGTAACAAAATCAAAGAAGAAGTCGCTAAAAGAAATATAAGTGTAACAGACTTTGCAAAGTTGATAAACAAAAGCAGACCTTATACTTATTCAATATTTGAAAAAGAAAATATTGATACAGAACTACTTATACATATTTCATCTGTTTTAAATTTATCACCAACATCATTCTTCGAAGATATAACACCTAGTGTAATGCAAAATGGTACAAAGAATATTTTGGTTGGTAGAGATAATAACGGTAATATATCAACTAATGAATGCCAAGATAGACTTGAGGATGCTATGATAGAAATTAGGCATTTGAAAGCTGTTATTGAAGGCAAGGATAGATTGCTCGAAGAGAAAGAACGATTAATTAATGTACTAATGAATAAGAAATAATTTCGAAATTAATACCCCGAGTGTATCTTGCAAAAGGAGTGGTAACAAGCAAAACATTATAAAAGTATTGATACTATGAAAATATTCTTAATATTCAGCATCCTATTCCTTATACTAGAAGGATGCAGTGGTGGAAAGCAAAACGCTGAAATTGCTAATAAAGAACTATTCAATTTAGATGAAGCATTTGTACCTAGGTACAAAGTTGTCAAAACTGAAGATATTTCTTATAAGGAAAGAGGGGTGAAAATATCTCGTATTCTATATCGAATTGTTTTTCCAAAGGGGCTTTCATCTACTGACATATATGATAACTTTAAATATTTAACAAAGAAAAACTACGAAGAAAACGGCATTAGAAATATTTCCATTTTTGCATACTATCCTGATGATGATATTAATAATGCCTATACCATAGGTATGTTTGAAATTGATCTTGCGCAAGATGATATGCCCAAATTGGTTATTGCAGATTCGTACTTTAAAGCAGAAAAAGCATTAATAGAAAAAGGTAATTTTGTTGTTTTAAACACCAAAACCGAGTATGATACAAATACTAGAAAATTTATCGAAACTCAAAGAACTAAAATTTCAAATAATCCAAGCGACTTTAATGATTGTGATTACGTACCTAATGGAACAGAAGCTAAGGTTACAGATATTTTTAGCAAAAAACTAACCTCGGACTATACTTGGGTATCATATAAAGTTTATATATCTAAGCTCAATAAGGAAGTTTGGGTATCCGACGATTGTGTAACTAAAAAGTAATAATATGAAAGAAAGATATACAGGAAAGTTAAGATGTGCGACATGTGGTGACACTGAATCTTTTGAATTTAATGATGACAAATCATATATCAAATGTGTTAAATGTAATAGAGAATATTTTGGCGGATATGATGAACTACTTTCATACAATCAAGAGACGATTGAAGAAGTAAAAGGGCAAATAGAAGCCGATGCAGAGGCTTACATCAGAAAGTCTTTGGAAGATACATTTAAAGGCAACAATTTTTTCAAGATTAAGTAAAAAGAGAAACCATTTTTTTTATTTGACCTTTGATTTTGTTTGTAAATGATATTTCTCCTTTTTCATTATCCGCTTTACAAACATTCAGCAAATGGAGTTCGAAAGCTATATTTTGAAGTTCTCTATAGTATTGAGGATTGATAATAACTTGTTCACCAGCTAGAGCTGCTTCTAAAAAATCAATTGGACTAAAAGGAGTGTTTCTATTTTTAGATAACTTAAATGTCATATCATATACGATTTCTCTATCTTTGGTAATTATATGCCGGATTTTACCAGTCTTTTTATCAAATGATTTGGTAATGTTATACTCTGTAATAACCATAGTAAAAAGTTTATTTTAAAATATAAATTGTAATGAAGAATATCATAGAAAATATAGATTGGCTAATAACTGCTTTTACTTTTTTAGGGGGGATTTATATGTATATAAACCATACTCGAAGATTAAATCAGCAACAAGTCAAGCTTAATGATCAACAAAAGCTATTAAACAAACAACAAGAATTACTAAACGAATATCAACTTCAAAAAAGTAAAGAGGAGATATTAGAGAAAAAACAAGCTTTAATCGAAGCTAATGTATACAAGACCTCCGATAGAAAAGGAAATCCTATCTGGAGAATGAAAGTATATAATAAAGGTAAAGCAAAAGGTTCTAATATCAACTTTAAATCGGAAACATTAAGTAATGATCAAGGCATAATCATTACAGATGGACTTGAGATGTTCCCTCTCCCTAGTTTATTACCGCAAGGTTCAGTAGAACTTTCCATTATTTTATTTACCAGTCATCAGCCAATGCACAAGATAAGATTCACATGGGAAGATGAATCTGGGAAAGAACGTTTTCAAGAACAAGATGTAATATTTCAATAAACAAACCACATGGAAGAAAAAGACAAAATAATCGTATCACTTAGAGAGCAACTTCGGAAAGTACTGCGAGAAAACAGTGCTCAAAAGCAAGAAATTGCTCTCTTGAATTATGAGTTAGAAAGGGCTAAAATAAGGTCCTCAAAATAGCGTTCTTTGAACTATCTTTGAAATGGTTAGCTCGCATCATTACAATTAATTGATATGTAACTAAATAGCTTTCTCTATCATTCTGCTTTGGGAGCAGGGGGTCGTGGGTTCGAATCCCGCTACCCCGACGAAGAAAATCAAGTCAAGATTCACAAAATAAAGCCAGTACAATTAGTATTGGCTTTTTTATTATATATAGGATAAGTGTAATTATCCCCGTTTGGGGGCAAATAAAAAGGGCAATTCTTTGAACTATCTTTGAACAGGTTTCTAGCATTATCCTCATTTTCTTATTTAATTTAGAGTAAAAATCTATTTTGTTAACTTTACTACCCTTTTATTTTGGCGTTATCAATGTTTTGCGTTAACTTTATAGCGGAAATACAAACATTGTTTATAGAGAAAACGATAACAAACAAAATACTTAAACACATGAAGAAAACTCTGCTGATGCTCGTTGTTATTTTCATTTCACTATATTCGCATTCACAAAGTCCCTTTCTGAATTTTAGAATTCCAGAAGAATCAAATAAGCGTATCATTGGATATTCTTCAAGTAATAAAATAAATGTTTTTTTGAATATAAAATATCAATCTTGTAATACTCTAATACAGTATTACAAACAGGATTCTAATAAATTGATTGTGTAACAAAAATAACGATATGATGAAAAAGTTTTTTTATTTGAGTGCGATACTAGCCATAGTTTTGGTTTCATGTAATTCAGAAAAGGAGTATATAGCAAAACTCTCTAATACCGCTTCTATGATTGAGAAAGAAGCTGATTTAAGTGAAGCAATAACTCTTCATTATTGTGATACTTGGAGAAAAGTAATTTACGATCATGAATACAATGGAGAATATTGCACTGATTTCAATGAAGCCTTAGCGAAGCATCAGGAGTTTATTATCACAACAAATACCTATAAGAGACTAAAACAAAAGAGAGATTCAATCGAGGCTATAATGCCACAACTAAATGATTATCCTTCCAGTTGTAAAGATGCTTATAATGAGTTAGTATCAATATATGCAGATACAGATGAATTATTCAGATTCGCAGATGAGCCTAGGGGCTCTTTATCTACATACTCAACAAAAACAACAGACCTTTATCAAAAGATAGAAAAGTCACTGAAAGAATTTAAAATAAAGCATATACAAAACAAATAA